GGCGCTGGGGGCGCCGTTGGCGATGACCTGGCCGGCGCCGACCGCGAAGCCCTGGCCCAGCGTCAGACTGGCCAGGGTGCCGTTCGCGGTACCCCGCCCTGCCCCGGCGGCGGCGGTGAACGAGCCGCCCGCCGCGGTGAACGGGATTAACTCAGGCTGAAGCCGCCGCGAGATCGGCAGCGGCGGCGGTGGCGAAAGGAACAGTGCCACCGGCTACGCTCACTTCATTTCGCGGATAACCATCGTCACGTCATAGGTCAAAGCCACAACGGATTTGATCTTGACGGCGATGATGCCGCTGATCGGCACCCAAAGCCGGGCATTGGGTTGCCAATCCTTTTCGTAGCCGGCCAGCGTGTTGAAGTTGAACCGGAAGTCTTCATCGCCGTCGGTCCCTTCGGCGGTGGCGACCGCGCCGGTCGCCGCGGTGCCCAGCGTGCCGCGCAGGGTGCCCGCGCCGCCCGAGGCGTTGCCGGTGGCATCGAAGACCGTGGTGCCGACCACGCCCGCCGTGACGGTCGCGGCGACGGTCTTGCGCACCATCCGGATCTGATCCATCGCCGAGGTGGTCGAGCCAGACTGCGAAATGCTGATGTAGAGCACTTCCGCGGTGTTGGTGGACGAGGCGACATACTGCAACGCTGTCACCGGGGTACCGGCGACGGTGGTGATGCCGGCCGTCGGCGTGCGGATTGCCCAGGTTCCAATTTGGTCTTGCATGGCGGTTCCTTACCAGAACTTGTTCGGCTGCGTGCGAAGCTCTGCCGTGTTGAAGGACGGACGTTCCCAGCATCCGATATCCCAGCCCGGCCCCTGGTTACGCGCCAGCCCGGTGATGTCGTCACCGGCGGGGATGTCAGCGGGGTCGGTGAATGCCACGTTCAGCAGCGCGGAGCCGGCCAGCGTGCGGAAGTCGGTCATCGCGTTGATGAATTGCGCAGAGGCAACGAGGTTGAGAATGTTGCCACTGATATTATTGCCCGACGCCCATCCGGCGGCGCTGGTCGCATTGTTGCTGAGTGTGCAGTTCTGAAAACCGGCCGCGTTGCCGTAACCGAAGAAGGCACAATTGAGGATCGACACGAACGCCGACCCGCTGTTGGTCACCGCGGTATTCGCCGCCCCGTTGGGGGCGATGAAGGTGCAGTTGGCGAAGCCTGGCGTGCCGGCGACAATCGCCATCTGCACGGTTGGGTCGGTGCCCCCGGCCAGTTGACGGTCGATGAACAGGCAGTTGGTGAAGGTTACCCCCCCGGCGGTGGCGCCAATATCCAGCATGGTGGCGCCGCCCGGCTGGGTGGTGCCGTCGAAGATACAGTTGCGCACAAGCAGGTTGCCGGTGCCGTTGGCGATCTGAAGGATGGTGCTGCCGCTGGTGGGGCAGGGGTCGATGAATTCCAGCCCGTCGAGGATCACCCCACCGTCGGCGATCGTGGCGTAGTTGATCGCTGCCCCGACCGCGGCCAGGGGCTGAAGGAAGGTCACCCCGCCGGCCGAGTTCGACATCAGCGGCGTCGATTGCGCCGACAGGAAGGTGCGGATGCTGTCCTGGGGGGCCGCAGTCAGCGTCAGCGTGAACGCCCCCAGCGTGTGACCGGACAGGGTGAAAAACGGCACCGCAGCCGGCGTGGTCTGGTTGGCGGTGTTCCAGAATTGCAGCGTGATATTGGTGGTGAAGGTGGTCGGCAAAGCCGCGATGGCGCCGGATCTGTCGGTAAAGTCCACATTCGACAGGAACTTCCAGCGCGCCGTGCCATCGAGGATGTTGCCGCTGGTGCCCTGGGGTCCGCCGTTCGCGGCCGTCGTGCCCGGGGCGACGCACTGGTAGGCCACGCCGGCATTCGAGCACCGCGCACCCAGGGCAGTGACCGATGCCGGGAGCCAGGCGGGCAGACCGTTGTGGATATTCCAGACAATGCCCGCCGGCGTGGCACCGGCCGCGGTCAGGGGATTGGTCAGCGTGCCGCCGATCGGAAGCCAGGGATCGGTGGTCAGCAGCTTGAACTGCCAGCGCACGGTGCTGGTGCCCAGGGCTTTCCAGATGGCGTTGCCGACGAAGGCCAGTTCGCTCGTAGCCGTGGTGGTCGTGTCGGCGACGCCGTTGACTGCGACCTGACCGCCAGCGGTGATGGTCCACAGATTGCCGTTGGCATCGGCGATCGCCGGCCCGACCGTGGTGACGATCGTGCCGGGCGGCGAGGCGACCGGGGCATTGCCGAACGGGGTGGGGTTCAGCGTCCAGGTGTCCGTCGGGGTGGATTTGGCGAACCACTGGCCGGTCACGTTCAGCCGCCAGATCAGGCTCGAAACATAGGCCAGTTCGATGACACCGGAGGACAGCGGGTCAATCGTGCCGTTCACCGCAATCTGGCCGCCGGCGGTCAGAGTCCACAGATTGCCGTTGGCATCGGTGATCGCCGGGCCGACGGTGGTGACAATCGTGCCGTTCGGGGACGCGGGGCCGGCGCTCCCTGGCGGAATGCCGCTGCCGGCCGGGCCGAGATAGAAGAACTGGCTGTAGACGGCCAATTGGTTGGCCCTGGGGGTGCCGCTGCGCCAGGCTGTCAGGATGCCGAAATCGGGCACCTGGCCGCCGCTTTCATCGACCGCGAGCACCCACCAGTCGGTGCCGATGCCCTGCTGCGCACCGGTGAAGCTGGGGCCGCCGCTGGCAGTGCCGGCGCAGTAGGCGACCATCATGTTCGCCCAGGTGGTCGATGAGGCAATCTGTGCCGCGGTGCCGTTGAAGTACGAGCCCATCTCGCCGATCCAGACCGGGGCGATGCCGTCCTTGATCAGCCAGCCCCATACCGCGGTCATCTGGTTGATCTTGGTCTGCCCGCCGGCATCCCCGAGGTTGCCGCTGGTTTCGGGGGGGTACTCATGCGCCGAATAGACCACCTTGCCGGATGTGGTCAGCACCACCGGGGCGGTGCGAACCCCGGTCAGATCCCCCGAGCCCCCGGTGAAATTGGCGCCGCTGCCGTAGGCGATCCCGTCGGCAAAGGTGCCGGTGGCGAAGGTGCCGTTATAGTTTTGCGGTCCCTCGCAGATGATCAGCGGCCGACTGTCGATCGCCAGGATGGCGTTGCCGACGCGCTGATACATCGCGCGGATGTCGCGGTTGGAACCGTCGCCCCAGGTGCTGCCCCCGCCGTTGCCAGCGCCCTTGGTGCCGGTGGTGTTCGGCTCGTTGCGCAGATCGTAGCCGAGGATCGCGGCGAAACTCTTGTAGCGCGTGGCGATCGACTGCCACATCGCCAGGAACGCGGCATCCGTGACGGTGCCGGTGTTGCCGCCCTGGTCGGTGCCGTCGGAGCCGCCGCCCAGATCATACCAAAGCCCGTTCGGCTGATTGGCGCCGAAGTTGCCGGTGTTGTTGCCCTCGTTGTTGTGGCTGTCGATGATCACCCGCAGGCCGATGGTGCCGCAGTAGGTGATGATCAGGTCGTGCACGCCGAGGCAGGACAGGCCCGCCATGGTCGGGTTGAGCGAGGTGTTGACGTAGCCTGGGTTGGGGCTGTCGTTGTGGATCACGCTGGCATCGCAGAAGCCCAGGCGGATGCAGTTGAAACCGATCGCCTTCACCTGATCGAGCAGCGCGGTATAGACGGCCTGATCTAGCCCTTCGGGCACCCCACCGCGGAAGTTGGAGCCGGTCCAGCCGAGGCAGGCGATCCGCACCGGGTTGCCGCTGCCGTCCACAATCTGGTTGCCCAATGTGGTGAGCGGCCCCGCGGGAAGTAGGAGCGGCGTGGCCATGCGATCACGGGTTATGCGTCAGGGTGAAGATCGTATTGGCGCTGCTGGGGGTGCTGGCGTTGTTCCAATTGATTTGGAACGTGCTCGCGGTGGCCACGCCGTTGCCGCCGCCGGTCAGATCCGCAAAGCACAACAGCTTGTCGGTGGACGCCAGGGCGATCGAGGCGCGGCGGATGATGATGCCATAGCGCGCGGCGATGGTGGCACCGCTCCAGACCGCCGATTGCGCGGCGAAGGTCGAGGTCGCGCCGCCCTGGGTCCAGGAGATCCCCGACAACGCCTGGCCGCCCAGGGTGTAGCCGCCGCCGGCGACCACCTCGAACCCGCTGACGTTGGCATAGGTGCTGTCGGCGTTGACCGCCGGGACGTAGGAGGTGGTCGCCAGGATGATGTTGTAATTGTCCGAACCCAGACTGAACGAACCGGAGCCCAGACCCAGGACCGCGGCGCTGTAGAGGGTGGCGTTGCCAGCGGCCATGTCGATTTCCTAGCGCAAAAGGAGGCCCGGTTATTCGCCCTCGTGACCGGAGGAAGACGATCCATGCCGGGCACTGGGGGCGTGCACCGTCGAGAACGGCGCCGAGGTGCGTCCGCCGCGGGCGCGTTGGCCGAGCGAGGGCGCCGAGGCACCGCCGCTGATCGCGCCGCCCGCCTTCTTGGCGACTGCGCCGCCGGCCTTCTTGCCCACCGCCCCGCCCGCCTTGCGGCCTCCGTCGTCATCCGATCCCGGCTCGCGGTTGATGCCGTCGGCATCGGTTCTGCCGCCCGAGGCCCGCTTGGCGCCGCCGCGCTTGAAGCCGTCCGATGAGGTTTTGGTGCCCAACTTGGCCACGGTCGCATCCTTGTCCAGCTTCTTGAACGTGCCGCCTTCCTGCTCGCCGTTGTTCTCTTGCGTCTTCGCGCCACCGAAGGCGCCGCCGCCTCGTTTCCGCTGTGCTGCCGCTGCCATGGGTCTGCTCCTAATAGCCGCTCTGCACGGCTTCGGCGGTGACCGAGCCCGTGCCGGTGAGGATGTTAAGCCGCCACGCCCGGCAAGGCGTGGTCACACTCAGAAAGGCGCTCGCCGCCGCTGCCGCGATGGTGGTGGGCGAGACGTTCACCGTGACGCCTGGGGTCAGATAGTCGCTGTCAGTCGTCTCGATGTTGTACGTCACGGTGCCGGTGACGAAGCAGTTGATGCCGAGGTGGAACGCCGCCTCGCGGAAGTTGGCATTCTTCCAGGGACTGATCGAAACGCCGGTCAGCGTGAGAGATACAGGCTGGGCCATCTTACCCGGCGAAGTTCACGACACCGAACAGCGAAGCCGGGCCGGTGGTGGAGCCGATGTTGTAGGCCGCGGGGTCTACCGAGACTTGCAGCCGGTTGGCGCCGTTGGAGGCCGACTGCGTGGCATACGTGCCGCGCACCGAACCGGTGACCGCGGTCGCGGGCGTGGTCACATCGGCGACGACGAAGCCGGTATTGGCGGTGATGTCGGCGTTGGCCCAGGTGATCGCCAACTGCGAGAACTGCGTCACCTGCATCGGGAACTCGTACACGTCCGAGGTGCCCACCGAGTAGGTGTGGCCGGCATCGGTCACGCCAGGGGTGACCGAGGTGACCGACTTGAAGCCCTTCTTGCCGTTGACGGTGGACGCGGCGACGGCGGTGATCGTCTCCGTCATCGGGAAGCCGAAGACATCGAAGCCGCGCACCGTGAAGGCGCCGCCGGTAGCGCCGGCGTTGGCGGTGATCGACACCGCGCGCGAGATCATCGTGCGCGGATCGACCGCGGCCACGGTGGACTGCTGCCCAAACGCGATGACGCCGGGGGCGCCGTCGATAAAGCGCGCGCCGATCGGCAGCGTGATCCCCGATTGGGGAATGGTCATCGCGGCGGTGCTGACGGTGATGCCGGCGCCCGTGGCTGATACCAAGGTCATCGGGGTGCCGGAAACTGTCGCCGCGGCGGCGCCGATATTGGCCACCGCCAAGGTGGACGGCACCGCGTCGATCATCTGATACGTGGCCGACTGGTAGAAGCCGACCGCGGCCAAGCTGCCGGCCTGAAGGGCGGCGCGGTAGCCGTAGCGCGGGTCGAGCAGCATGATCCCGCCGTAGAACGCCGACGGCCCGAGGTCGGGGTTGTAGTCGGACTGGTAGGCCGTCCCTGCCTGCGATGGATTTTGCCCGTAGACGATCAGCGGGCCGGCCATTCCAGAAAGTGCCATCAGGTGTTCCTCTTCCCGCTGTCAGTGTCCTACGAGGTCGGGAAGCTGCCCCAGACCGCCCGGGGGTTCTTGTGGGCCAGGCCGAACCGCTCGTAGCCCATGACCAGCAGGTTGCCCGTGGTCGGATCGACTTGCATATCCATCTCGAAAGCGACACGTTCGTAGTAGGCGAGCCCCTTGACCGAGGTCAGCACGAACCACGCAAAGTTGGAGGTCAGGAACTCGTTGACCACGTAGCCGTCGGGCAGGGCGCCCGTGGAATACAATGCGGAGACATCGTTGTTGTTGGTGCCGACGCGCAGTTCGGTCTTGGTCAGCCGTTCCGCCGCCCACTGGAGCGCGATGGGAACCACCATCTTGCGCCCGCGTGTCATGCTGATCAGCCCGGCCTGGTCGGGGTAGACGCGGATCTGGTTCAGCGCGGTCTCCAGCGCGGCCTCGTTCAAGTCGAGGTCGGTGGTCGGCCGGTTGGCATAGTTGCCGTTGTCGATCGGGTGCACGGTGGAGAACAGGGCCACGCCATCGCCGCCCACCAACGGGTTGTAGGTGGTGCCGGTGTTGATGATGTTCGCCGCGAAGATCTCTTTCGTCTGGGCGAAGCTCTCCATCAAACCCATGGACTGCGGGTTGAAATTTTCTTTGTAAAGGTTGTCGTCCAGGGTCTCGCGGGTGATCGCGAAGCCCAGGCCCACCGCACGGTGCTCGATGTTGTAGACGAAACGTTCGCCCGGGGCGTTGTCGAACATCGTCGCCGCGCCCTCGGCCTTGAGTTGCGCCAGGCCGGTGTAGCGCATCTCGGCCACGCGTTCGATCGCCATCTTGGAGGTCGCGGTGTCGAAGATCTGCGTGTAACGCTTGGGAAGGTCTGGGTATTTCCCGGTGATCTCGGCCAGGCCAGGCAGCAACAGATCGCGGATTTGAGCCCGATTGATTGCCATGCTGGGCTCCTATGCCTGACCGGTTCTGGTCGTGAAGTCCGGCGTGTTGAGCCGTACTTCGAGCCACTGATTGTCGTTCGTGGCGACGTAGGCGGCGTTGACGGCCGGGGTGACCAGACCACCAGACAGCCCGATGATCCCCTCGATGCGGAACGGCAGGGTTGCGGTGTTGGTCAGCGAGCCGGTGATCGGCGCGGCCAAGCCGCAGGTGCTCAGACCGGGCAGCGAGGTCGTGGTGCCTGGCCCGTTGGCCCCGGTGGCCACGTCGCAGTTGGAACCGATCGAAGCCTGGGTCAGCGCGGTCCCGATGTTCTGCGCCATGAAGGTCATGAACGGGTCTTGCTCGATGACCGCGAAAACCGTGCCGGTGACGTTCGCGGGGATGCGCCAGGCCGGGTAGAATTCGGTCTTCAGTGTGCCCGGGTCCAAATACCTGCACCCGCGGAAGATCCCGTGAATGGTGGTACCGCCGGCGACGTAGAGGCGGATCGTGCCATCCGAGGCGCGGAACACCGGGTCGCCGAAGTTGATGCGCGTGCCATACGTGGAAAGGATGACCTCTTCGCGCATCGAATAGTTGGGCGCGGCACCATCGAAGCGCCGCAGCGTCTGAAAGCCGGATGGGGCGATGGCGTTCGCTGCCATGGTGGAATCACTCCGCGATGTGCGGCTGATCCCAACGGCGTGCTGGCTTCAGACCTGGGGGGTTTTGCGCGACATGCGCGGTCCCGTACGGCGTGTGCGGGATGGCGGTTCGGGCGGCTCGCCCTGGTTAGCGGGTGGCTGCGGCACGCAGACCCGGGAGCGGTTTAGGCAGACATCGCGCGCAAGGCGCAGCGAACGTCAGGCCCTATCTAGGGCTTTCCCTATAGGTTCCGCAAGCCGCACGTTCTTTATCGTATCCGGCAGGGCGTGCCTAAGCCGCCTTCGGGGGCGTCAGCGGGGCGGTCAGCCGCTTGGTCACCGGTTCGAGGTAGATCTGCCCGACGCCTTCGCAGGCTTTGCAGCGCGGGAACGTGCGATCGGCGAAGTCGCCGGCGCGGTGGAACCCCAAACCGCCGCAGGACTCGCAGCGGCTGAACGCGGTGCTGGTCATCGTGAAGTCCCCTCAGTCTGGCACGACCTGTTCGGGCGGCGGGTCGTAGGTGGTCTTGAAGCCCTTGCCGGCAACGCGCTTGCCTTCCAGGCCGAGGCGCTGCACCTGGGACGCAACCTGATGGCGCGCGGCGAACGTGTCCATCTCGCGCGCCTCGGCGGTGATGTCGTCGGGGCGTTCCATCAGCACCAGGCCCCCGCGGAGGATCTCGGCACCGGTGACCGCCCGCCGGCCGGTCAGTTCAATGTGCCGCTCGGCCGGCACCGGGGTCCAGCCGTTTTGCTCCAGGTTGATCATGTTCTCCTGATCATCCTGGCCGAAGATGGTCTTCCGCTTCCACTCGTATGTCATCCCCGGGGGGATCAGATCGCGGTCGAACTCGAACCGGTTGGAGCCTGTGCGCAGAGTGATGCGCTGTTGGACGCGCTGCTCGCTGCGCTGGGGAGCACGGGGCGGTTGGGCCATCAGATTTCCTTACGCAGGTGTCTCGCCTCGGCGAGCATGAAGCCGAACAGCGGCCAGAGTTTTCCAACGGCCTGGTCGCGCGCCAGCTTCTCGCCGATCGGCTGGTTGTAGTTGCGCGGGTCTACGCAGGCGCTTTCGCCGCGCACCGAGTACCCGTTGTCTAGAACCATGTGGCACAGCGTCACCGTCTCGCCGAGGCGGATGTAGCTGACCCTGGCGATGCGGGCCTCCATCTCGGGCAGCGTGATCCGCTCATGGGGCAGGCGGTCGATCGCGGCCTTCAGTTCCTCACTGGTCATCCTTGCCCCCTGGCTTTCAGCTTTGCGCGCTGGATCGCATACTTTTCGTAACGTCCGGGTACCCAATTGCCCGCCGGGTCTTTGTGTCCCTGGATCGGAATATCGGGATTGGTGATGTCGGCTGCTTCCATTTCGTCGGCCGACAGCCTGACCGCCTTGCGTTGTTCGGCCTGGCGCGGGCTGGAACGCGACACCGGCACCTCGGCCGGGGCCTCACGCCGCCGCGGGGCTTCGTGCCCGGCATCGGTGTCGTCGGGGTCCACCCGGCGCGCGCTGCGGTGGACCACTTCGTTGATCACCTCGAAATACTCGGGTGAATCGACCTCGATCCCCTCGGCCACGGCCAACTGATGCCCGGCGAAGGTCTTCGCCCGCAGCTTCGGATCTTCCATGAATTCAGGGTTGTCCCTGATCCACCGGCGCTGCGGCGCCGAATACTGGCTCAGATCCACCCCTTCCTGCTGCGGCGGGGCCTTCGCGGCGCGGGTCTTCTCGCCTTCCAGCCAGACCTTGTAGTTGCGATCCTGCTGCTGCTTGGCGCGCAGTTCGGCCAGCTTGTCCTGCACCTCGGCGGCTTCATCGAAGCGGCCTTCCGCCAGGGCCTCGGAATACTGCTTTTTCAGCCCCGTCGCCGCGGTGTCGGCACTCTCCAGACGTGAGACAACGGCCAGTTCTTCCGCCTCAAAGCGGGCGTTGGCGTGCGTGCTGGCGGTCTGTTCGGCCCGATTTCGCCCGGTGCGCTCGGTTTCGAGTTCGAGTTTTAGCTTCCGGGTGTTGGCCTTTTCCTGGGCCAGCATGGCGCGAACATCGTCATCCGATACCGTGCCGCCGTTGACGTGACCATCGACGCGATCATCGTCATCTGTCGTTCCTGACATGATGAGCCGTGTCCAGAGCCTGCCGTAGCAGGCCGTTCCGCCAGCGCGTGATGTGGTCGCGCTGCTCGACGGGGACGCCGGACTCGATGAGTTCCTGTGCCTCGATGGTTAAAAGGGGGTCGTCAGCAAGCGCCTGGGCCAGCACTGTCACCGCAGGGCGCACCACACCGATATGCAGGCGGGTCGCACCGAGGCAGTCATTCAGATGCTCGGCCAGGGTTTTAGGGGTCACCGGATGCTGTCGGGGTCGGTGATGATCATATGCACGTCCACGTCTTCGATGTTGCGCGCGCGCCGCTTGCCGAACTCCATGGCAAAGGTGTCGCCGACATTGAACACGATCCAGTCGCCGACCTGGGGCTTGATCGCCCCGAAACGATGGGTCGGATCGTCCTCGAAGGCGATCGGGCCGAGGGCGAGCACCAGGCCAACCTTGCCCTGGTAGTTGCTTTCGTCCCGTGTCTTGCCCGGCATGATGATGCCGCTCTTGGTCACCTCGGGCGGCACATAGACGCCGACCAGTACTCGAGCACCCAGCACCGTCAGGCCCGCCATGAAGGGCGCGCATTCCTCGGAAATGGCGATCCGCGGATCGGCATCGTGCACCATCGGTATCGCGTGGGCCACGTTTTTACTCCGGTCGGTCTTGTTGTTCCACCCGCGTCAGGTCGTCAGCGGCATGGAATACCCACTCCAATGCCCGCAAATACCCAATTCGCTGGCGGGCTTCCTCGATCGTTTTCCACTTGCCGTCAACGAGATGCTGCGTTTCGTCGACCAAATGCTCGCGGATCACCGGCTCCAGCCGGGTCCAAAGCGTCGGGTCGTAATAGGTCCGAAGCGGCCCGATGCTGATGGGAATGGTCATACCCGTTCTGGCCACCTCCACATGCCGGCCTCAACACCGACACCCACCGAGCACGCCCAATACAGGTCGGCGCCGTCCAGCATTACCTGCCCGTTCACCAGGCTGTTGGGTTCGCTGCCCCAGACCCTGGTGATGATCATCGGGAACGTGTCGCCGGCGGCGACCGAGTTGCCGACGTGCACCATGACGCCGGTGGCGTTCATCCGGTGCGCGTCCATGCTTCGCCGCGCGTCTTCGCGCCGGCGATTGATCGCCTCCGCATCGGCCTCCCGCAGTTGGTAAATCACGATCCGTCCGATGGTTGGGGTCATTTGCCATACGCCTTTATTTTTTGAGCCCGGCCCTCCGCGCTGCCGGCGCCGGCCTTCATCTTCGCGCCGATGCCTCCGCCGCGCTTCATGCCGGGAGGCTTCATGCCAGGCGGGGGCGGCATCCCGGGCGGCGCACCGGCCCCAGGCGGGCCACCAGCGCCACCAGGGGGCATTCCCGGCGGCATACCGGGTGGCATCCCCGGCGGGGGGCCACCAGCACCGGGGGGCGGCCCCATCGGCGGATGCGGCGGCATCGCCCCAGGCGGGGGCATCATCGGCCGCGGCGGACCACCGGCCGGCGGGGGGGGCGTGCCGACGATGACGTTGACGTTCGTCTTGCCGTGCTTGTTCGACTTGCCGCCCCGGGCGCGGCCGATGTCGCCGGCGACACTGCCGCCCTCGGCACGGGTTGCCCCGCCGCGGGCTCGATCCATGCCGGCCGGGTGCCCGATCGGCCCCTGGGTCGGGCGAACCGTGTCCATCTTGCTCGCGATCCCGCCCTTGCTGCCCGAATAGCCGGTGCGCGAAAGCAGGCTCGCCCCCTTGCCCGAACGATCATCCTTCATCGGTGCTGCCTTTCTTGCCCCGGCCCTTCGGCGGGGTGGGGTCAGTATCAAACGGCGGGGAGACCGGCTCGTCGACCGCGCCACCCATCGCCGCGGCGACCTGATCCGTTACCTCGCCCAGGTCAGCGTGCGGCGCCACCAGCACCGGATCGCCCGTCGGCATGGCCAGACTGACGACGTGACCGCCCTTGGCGGCTTCAATCGCCTCGGCGGCGATCGTCGCGTGCGTCGCGTCGGTCGCCGGCGACTTCAGCACGTGCGGGTGCAGGATGAAGTGGTGAACCTGCTGGAGCATCTTCATTTGGGTTTACCTTCTTTGATTCCAGGATAACGATTGGCGACTTTATCCCTGACAAGTTTTCGCAGGGCGGCATCGCCATGCTGGGCAACACGGCTGAGTGCCGCTCGCGCATGGGAAGCATTTTGCACCGGGTACGCGCGCTTGGACGGTACGGCGAACGCCTTGGCGGGCAGGGCGTCACGCTCATCGCTGGTCAGCTTGGACATCCCGCGTTCCCTCCATAGGGGTAACCGTCAGTTCGCCGGTGAGTTGGTTCACCTGCATCTGGTTGTCGCCGCTGATCCAGGTGAAATACTGATCGGCATCGAGGTCTTCGCGCCGGTGCCAGGGGCTCCCGTCTTTCAGATCCGTCATTTCCGGCCCTTCCGTTTGCGGGGGTTGCGGGTCGCGGCGTTCAGTCCCTCGGTCGCCAGCTTCAGCGCCGTCGTCATGCCGATGCCGATCAGGATCAGCACATGCGGCGCACCCAGCGCCTTGATCAGCGCGTCCAGGTTCATCGCGTCGGGGTCGGTCACCTCCCACGGCGGCTCGTTGTCGATGATGCGCCGGGCTTCGGCTTCGGCTTCAGCCAGGTCGCTCATGACTGCGCCGTGTAGCCGTCCTCGAATTCCTTCTTCGGGCACACCGACTTGTAGCCGTCGCGGTAGCGCATCGCGTAGTCGCCGAGGGTGCAGCGCCTCACCATCATCGGTTCGGTGGTGACGAAGGACTCGGTCGAACAGTCAGGCAGCGACACGACAAGGCCGATGGGAAAATCCCCCGGCAGCGGGTTCAAAGGATACTCGAAACCAACAATCGGCGCGGCACTGACGACTTTGTGGGAGACGTATTTAGGCCAGTCGGTCATGGCTTTTTCTTTCCTGCTGGTTTCGCTGGCTTGGGCTTCATGCTCGCCACCTTGGTCGCAGTCTTGGCCGAGGTGTCGGTTGCGTGCCGGGCGGTGTCGGCCGAGGTTTTCGCAGTCTCGCGGGCCGTGGCCGCGCCGGTATCTGCAACATGGCGATCGGTGTCAGCTTGCGTCGCCGCGGTCGCCGCGCCAAGGGCCGCGGTGGTGTGCGCCGTATGCGCCTCGATCCCGGCCTTGTGCTTGTCGGTGTCGGCCTTGATCTGGGCGGTGTGCACGGCGGTCGCCGCGTCGATCGCGGTGCCTTGCTGGTCGCGGGTGTGCTCGCTCGCCAGCCGGGCCTTCTCGATCTCCAGGCGGGTGTTCTCGACTTGCTCCTGGCTCGTCGCGGTGCGCTGGCGGGTCTCCATCTCCAGTTGCTTGTTCTGGGTTTCGCTCGCCATCTCGGCCTTCTTGTTCTCGTCCTCGATCTGCGCCTCGGCCGCCTTGCGTTGCAGATCCACGCTGGCCTGCTGCGCCTGCTGCATCTTGGCTTGCGCCTCCAGCATCCGCGCCTGGCCGATCAGCGGGTCGGGGGGGGCCGGGCCGGGGGGGCCACCGGCCGGCGGCGCGGCGGGCTGGGCCAGCACGAAGGCGTCGGCGTCGTTGACCCCGATCGTCTTCCAGGCCCGCTTATGCACCGCCGTCATGTCGTAGAGGGTCGGGTTCTGCTGCGCCACGGTGACCAGGGCGGTGGCAAGCTGGATGCGGTGGATCTGGCTGGGCACGTTCGGGTCGGACGCCGGCAGCAGGTTGCAGTTGGCGAATTCGTCGGGCTTGTCCCATGGCCGCAGCGCGCCGGGCATCTTCGCCAGCGCCTCGGGGTTCTCGACAAAGCACTCCCTGATCAGTTCCAGTTCGCGCGCCTGGGCACGGTGCAGCCGCTTGTGCACGGCACTCATCGTCTGGGTAGACACCTCGATCATGCTCATCATGGTGCCGACCGGGACGTTGGTGCGGCCCTCGCCCATCTCGGTCTCCGCCATGCCGGCCATCCGCATGGAGTCCTGGCCGATCGCCTCGGCCAACTGCATGAACACCGGCGATACGTCCTTGTAGGGCATCGGCATCAGCGCTTTGCGGATGTCATCGAGGGAGCCGATGTCGATATCCGGCCACTCGCCAGGCCCCGGGTTGATGTCGTTGGTGCCCATCCTGACGGATTTGACCTTCACCCCGCCGGGCGCGTTGGAATACATCCCCGAGGTGACCAGCAGCCGCCAGATGCCGCGGAGCGCCTGGGTCTGGTTGCCCAGCAGGTGCATGAAGCCGAGGCAGAGAAAGTTGAAGCTGGGCACCATGCCGTAGTGCACGAACCGCTGGCGGCGCTTGAACTGGTCGTCGCCATCCTTCCAGCCGCGCCTGACCGCCAGCACCTTCCGCGACTGCTTGTCGATCGTGCAGATGTAGGACAGCGGCAGATCGGGGAGTTTGCGGTCATCGATCCCGTAGTCACCCAGGTCCAGGTCGGCAGTGATCTCGTAGATTTCGTGCGGCACATCCTTCGGCCGCGCCTGGATGCCGCTCGTTCCCTGCACCCGCTCCTGGGCGATCCGCAGCATGTCCATCGACGGTTGCGCGCTGCCCAGGTCTTCGTCGCACCAGTCGGCGAACTTCTGCATCCGCTTGACCATGACGGTGGACATTTCGGAGCGGTGCGTCACCCGGAGGGCTGTTTCCAGGTCGGTCGCGTCCTCGGAGACGATCAGATCCTCGATCCCGACCGTCTCGGACACCGGCCGCTTGCGCAGCGGGTGCATGTAAACCTTCTTGAAGGCGTTGCCCGAGTAGAACAGGCCGAACAGCATCCGGTCGGTGTCGGGGTAGTACTCGGGCGCCCCGCTGGTCAGGTAGGTGTTGATATCGGTCTGGAACGCCGCGGCCAGGTCATCGCCCTCGGCAGATCCGCCGGCGACGTTCTCGACCTTGCACGGCCCACCGGCCGGCATCAGTTCCGCTCCCGCGGCCGACTGCGCACGCACCACCGCTTCCAACAGCAGCGGGTGGCCTATCTGGCTGGTCTTGGCGTTCTTGTCGTTCTTGGTTTCCAGGCCCAACAGGTCGATGCCGTTGGTGTAGTTGGCCAGGAACCCCTCGCGGCTCTTGATGTCCATCTCGACGCCATCGAGCAGTTCCTCGGCGATCCCGGCCTCATCCAGTTCGTCGCGCAGGGCGAGGTTTTCGTGAAACCCCTTGGTCGGGTCATTCGATCGGCGAGCACTCGGGGCCTTGATCGTCACACCACCGTCGGGGTCTATCTCCACGACGGTTTCGGAGGTCCCCAGGCCGAAGCCCGGGATCTGACTCATTGCGTTCACCAGGCAAATCCCTCGGCCGTTCGTCGCTCACGCGCACCAGCATCGTTGGCATCACGCCGCGCCGGGTCGGCCGCAGGCATCCACAGGGAAGCTCCCAAACATCGAGATCACACTGGCCCATTTCGGGGCGGCGTAACCATCCCATTTCGATCGCGGTTCGCTGAACCACGATCATCCGCTGTCGCCAAGATACGTCTTCAGCGCGGCCATCAGCCGCGCCCACCAGCCAGGTTTCTTCGGCGGATCGGGCAGCGGGTATTTCATCCCAGGATCGATGCTTTCCATCCGTTCCTCTTGAAAATCGGCCGCAGATCGTAGTCGTGGCACCCGATCGCCCACTTGAGGATCGGCGCCGCGGCGATGCAGCGGCGGCTATGCGTCAGTTGTTCCATGACGATCCCGGCGACGAAGTGATCGGCGACCACGCGCACCAGGATCTCGCCCTCGATCACCCCCAGCACTGGCCGGTCCACCAGTCCCCCACCGCGATCAGCGTCATCCAGAACATCATAGTCGCGATTGTCAGCAGCGCGATCGTGCTCAGACCACGCGCGGCCGACGGGTACGCATGAATGGTCACCACTTCCCGTTGCGCAGGATCTCGGTCACCAGGGCGGGGTCGGGGGGACATGAGCATTCCGGCCACGTGCATCCTTCAGGGCTGAAGTATGGCGCACACATGAACGGCTGGCGCCGCGGTTCGACAGTCTCGGCGATGATCAGCGGCCCACCAGGATACCCGGCGGCGTCACCAATTTGCGGCAGGAATTCGTCCCGGCGATCAGCGCTCGACATGGCTACACCCCTCACACGCCATACTGCTCGCGGATGCTGGGAGCGTTGCCCTTGAAGGTCAGCCCTTCGAGCCGTTCGGTCTCGACTTCATCGGTGTGCTGGACAACACCCAGGTCGCGCAGCTTCTTCACGCCCGCGCTCACGGTGTCCGTGAGGTCTTTCCACTTGCTCCGCGGAAACTGCGAAACCTCGTCCATGACCATATCGGCCCATTTGCGGGCTGGTGCAAAGACCAATCCAGCCGAGAACGCGGGGGAGACCGCGTGCAGACGGGCAACCTTGTCGCCCTTCGGCGACTCCGCGAAGATGGTGAACTCCCCCTCACGCATCAGCCGACGCAGTTCCTGCATCACCGATAACCCGCTCGCCTTGGCCTCGATCAGCACCGCATCAGCCTTCCGCCGGCGCGCGGTATCGAGGATCTTCAACGTGAGCGCGCGCAGTTCCAGCCGCTCACGCCAGGCCTCCAACAGGATCACCTTGGGATTGCCGCTCATCTCGAACGAGCCCCAGACGGTGCACGCCGACCAATCGTTCTCTTCCTTCTCGGTGTAGGCGGTGTCCACGGACAGCAGAATGTAATCCAGGTCGGGGTAAAGCATCCGCAACACCTTCGTCCCGTCCACATCGACCTCGCGCGTCCAACTGTCCTCCTGCCCCTCGGGCGGCCAGACGCGCCACCACTCCCGCGGAATGATTCCACCGCCCCGCGTGGTCGGGATCTGGTTCATCTGCCCGGCCCAGGAGTGCGGCCCCATCAGCCGCTCGGTCTTCACCGCCCAGGCAGGGCTGAACCGGGCCGGCCAGAGCATCGCGCCCTCGATCTTGCGCGGATCATCGAAGCCGATGACGGTGTGACAGTGCCGCCGGCTGTCGTACTCCATCGGCAACATCAGGTGGACGATGCTGCTGCCGCCGGGCTCGGCCAGGACGTGCCCCGACAGGTCGTTTTCGTGCAGCCGCTGCATGACGATGACCTCGGCGCCGTGCACCGGGTCGTTGGATCGCGTGCGCCACACTTCGTCGTAGGCGCGCAGCGTCGCGTTGCGCTGAAGATCGCTTTCGACCTCATCCGGCTTGGTCGGATCATCGACAATCCGGATCGCGCCGCCCTTGCCCAGGCTTTCAGGGATGCCGGTCGATATCCGGCTTCCGCCCTCCAGGGTGTCGTACTGGGACTGATTGTCGCGGTCGCGGGCGATCCGCACCCGATCGCCCCATCGCGCCTGATACCACTCGCTGCCGATCAGCCGGCGCGCAGTCACGCCGTCCGCTTCGGCCTTGTTGGCGCCGTAGGAGGCGCACAGGAACCGCACGCCGGCGCCGCGCAGGGGCAATTCCTCATCCGGCTCCAGCGCCCAGGTCCAGCACGGCCAGGCGATGGCGATCAGGTTGGTGTTGTGCGTCGGGTTTAGCTGGCGCCCGACCAGATACAGCCCATCAGGCCGATCCACCTGGATTGACCGCGCGCCTGTCTTCTCGATCGGGCCGATAGAGCGGATGCCCACCGCCCGTTGCGGGGAGAGGATCGTGTTTTGCTTCCGAGGGATGCGTGTCGGGAGACGCATCGTTGGCTGGAAGCAAACGCGAAACATCGTCTTTCGACCCTGGATCGGCCGGCCATTGATCAGTCGCGGGCGCTCGCGAGGTTCTTCTGAAATCACGTAAGGCCGCTGGCCCATCGTGGTCAGTAGATCGACAATGCCATCACGAAGCCGCGGCATCGCCGTCGCTATGTAAACCCTACCGTCCCGATCCACGCCGCCATCGGTATCCACCAGCCCGGCCAGCAGTTGCAGCCGCTGTTCGTAGCTGGAGCGCAGGTAATTTTCGGGGATGTGCTTGTCGCCCAGCACCTTGAGGGCGCCCATGGCGGTATAGAAACCGCCTTTGAAGTCGGCGTAGTGCACACCGGTAACGGGATGAACTCGGCGCTGGCTAACGACACAACCGCCGTCGACCATCGCCTCGACAACCCCGGCATCCCGCTCGACATATGCGATCCTGGCCTGCCGACTCGACCCATCCCCAAGCCAAGCCCCGAGCGCATACGGGTGGATGGGCAACAGGCTGGCATGTGGGAATTCCAGGGGATCGATTTCTGGAAGCTGGAAGCGAGCACGGCCGCGGGGCCATACCCCCCGCTGCGCCATATCCCACGTTTCCATCGTCTTGCGACGCCGCTCAGGCAAACGCTCACCACGGTCAATGACCGTCCACTCGTGATTCGGGTGACAGCGGATCACCTCGCCGTTCGTCAGTGTGACAGGAACAACCTCATCCACGTCAGCCGATAGCCCGATGATCGTAGTTGGCTGGCCATCAGGCCCGAATACCTGATCCCCAATCTTCAGATCGCCATGCGTGGACCATCCTGCCGTTGTCAGAACCGGCGTATCATGGGCACACGCCTTACCGGTTCGCGGCGGCTGGTTGATCAGCAATCGGACGATCTGCCCGGCGGTCACCGCTTCGAGGTGCTCGGCAATCGCCCCGATATGCCAGTTCGACATGAACGGCGAACTGTCGAACGCGCCCCACGACTGCGCCAGGAACTCCGCCAGGGACGCCTCGCACGCCTCCTGGCTTTCGCGCAGTTCGATCATCCGCTTTAGCATCACCGCCCGGCGGATCTTGGCCGGGCTCAATGTCGCGATGCTGGGAGGTAGGGCCATGGGAATCATCCGCGATTGCGGCTGATCCCAACGGCACGTTGGCTCAGACGGGGTTAGAAGGCGGCTGCGGCACGCAGCCCCGAAGGCGGGTTAGATCCAAGTCTCCACGATGACAGGATCATCGCCCGGCTGTCGCGGCATCCGGCAAAGCCCGGGGGGAAGCAAGTCCCTCACAGCCTCTAGCGTCGCAGCGACCATGACGAAATCACAAGGAGCACCGGCGCGCGATGAATATGGCCTGGCGACGAAGACCCCCGGGAAGTCCTTTGGTTTTTCGTAGATTGTCCACACCAGCAGATCGCCGGCCACGTGGGCTTTCCGCTGGAAACGCCAAGCGTCGTCCCGTGTGGGGTAGTCGCTCAAAGCCACGCCTCAGCCCGCTCGCCAAAGCGGCCTTTATACCCCGCGATCATCAATTCCAGATCGGCGAGCCGCACCGGCACCTCGGGCAGCGCGCCGAGTTTTGCCGAGGTGCCTGGAATTGCCGCCGTGCAGATTGTCAGCGCCTGGCTATGGCTGTAGCGACCGGCGTGCGAAATCCGCCGCACATACCCCCGGCCACCCGGCCCCCACCACGCGCTGTGCTCATGCGACCAGATTAAATAATCGCCGTCGGAATTGTCAGCCATCGGCGTGGTCCTTCCTCAGAACAGGCAAACCCGTGGATCGAGCCCCCGGGCCAGGGCATCGCGGGGCGGGCACAGCTTGTCGCCGGCCTGTTCCTGCCACCGGCACACCGCGGCCTTGGGGCAGTCGTAGGAGCGCGGCGCACCCACCAGCCGCCGCGGCTGATTGGGGCCAACCACCAGCATCGCACCGCCGCAGGCGGCGGCTTCCTCGACCAGGGCCTGGATGCCACCGGTTGAACAGGCTATCGACCACCACGGACAGCCACCGGTCTCAATGTCATCATGGCCAGGGCAGGTGCCGCCATACTCCCCGGTCCAGGGCGAGCCGTTGGGCGCGATCAGCGGGCACATCGAGGCCGGGCACTGCATCACCACATCAGCCATCGTTTCCACCATGGGGGCCGCCGTTGCTAACATACTGTTTTTGCGACTTGTTATAGGCCATCAACGCAGGCCACCGCGCGATGACCTTCGCTATATCAGCCGATGCCTGCGGGTCGCTGACACCGAACTTCTTCCGGATGTGCTCGCGGTTGATATAGCCCCAGATCTCCACGCTTTCCTTTATCCAGGCCAGACGCTGTTCAACGAACCAGGTCACCCGGCGATCTGTCGGCGCAACCAGTCCGTCATGCCGGGCGAGATGTAGTCCAGATCCTCCGCCCGTTCGGCCAGAAGCCGCTCCGCCGTCCAGCCGCGGCGCAGCATCGTGGCGAAACCGCTGTGGGCATCTGCTTCCGTGAGCGGCGTTGGTCGCGGCTCGGAGGGACGCTCGCAGCAGGGGCAAATCATGACGCGGGGCAATGCTCATCCCTCCCTTTCTAGCAGCCCTCGTTTCCAGGACTGCCCGGACTGCCGGGGGGTTTCAGGTGGATTTCAGTGATCTCGGTCACCCGCCCCGGCTGCTTGGGCAGCGCGTTCACCACCGCCTGGTGGGCATCGCTTAGGGTGAACCCTGGATCGTCCATGATGACCGCGAACACGCCGGCAGAATGACGCGCATCAATGTTCCGCATCAACTCCACCACTTCAGCAAATTCACCGTCGCTAAACGGCCCGGTGACGATGAGCGTCCTGACCTTCCAATTCTCCACGAGCCGCGGCCCCCCTCAGTGAGCGGGAATGTTAGCGCGACATTTTGTCTACGTCACCGCCCCATCAGAACCGCGAGCCGGGGGTCCTCGGCCGGCGCCGGATCACGTGCCCATGGCCGATCCCCACAATCTGCCCGAGCGCTGCCGCCGCGTTCGCCGCCTTCACGTGCGCCATGTAGTCGATCGGGCAATACCCGAACCCCTGGGACGCCAGCCCGCGCAGCGTGTGCGCCTCTTTCCGCATGTAGGGCTCGCCTTCGCGGGGGCATATGCGCTGGATCGCCACCATGCGCCCGGCCGTGTCATCGTACTGGCCAGCAACAGGATCGAACCACAGATCCGTCACGACGTAATAGACAACCACCTGTCCAGGGTTGAGAGCGCTCGCCCACGCGCGCTGTAGCTGGTCGCCAACCTTCAGCCCGGCAAAGCGCAGCGCCCGTGGAGATCGCCGGCGCTCCCGCGGCTTCATCTCCACCCAGCGACGGCCGGTGTCGTCAGTTATCCAGGTCATACTCCCGTCATCTTCCACGATCCCCGCGGATCGGCCGCGCGGGACGCAGGGCCTCGCCTGGAACACCATCGAACACCGTCGACGATGCAATCCGTCCGGTGGCAAGACAGGTCGCGCAGTAGCGCGCGCCGCCGCGGCTGGCGAACGGCTGGTGGCATTTGCCCAGGCAAACGCGCTTCTCCGTGCCGGGCGGCGGCGTCCAGTCCTCGTTGTCAGCAACCCGTAGTGCCATCGCTCTCTCCCTCAGTGCCACGGCAAGCGCATCGTGCCAGGAGGCGCGATCGACGCGAAGAACAGGAACATCACCGCCGCCACCGCGAGCGCCCAGAGCACCGTCTTGGCGAGATCAAATAACCCCCTCATCAACGCCCCCAGGAAGAAGGCCAGCCGAGAATTCGTCAACGTCGGGCGGATACTCCCCACGCTCCAACAGCGGAGCTAGGTTGAGCCACGCCTTACGCAGTAGCCCGACCAAACCTTGCTGTTCCCAATCCCCCCCCACATCGAGCAAGACAGTCATCTGCGTTTGGTGGGGGAACTCTACCGTCACAGTGCCGTCAGGGCTTTTCACACTGCGCACCATTGCTGACCAAAAGGCGTCTTCCTTGATCTTCAGCCTCACCTGGTCCCAGCCACAGTCCGAAGTCTCGAACCAGAAAACAGCGTTGCCACCATGCCCGGCATCACCCCCCATCAGACCAGTCGCGTGCGCCCCGCCCTGCACACATTCCGGCGCCCCATCAGAACCCCCACCGGGTTGGCTCCTACTCAACGCCGTCATCGCACCAACAGCGGCCATAACAAGCGGGTCAGCGTGCATCGCGTCATAGATCAACAGCTTCTCACGTAGCCGATTGATGCACTCAGTCACCTCTTCCGCGGCTTTACGGCGAATGCCCGGGTCGGGGTCACTAAGCTGGTCAGTTATGTCGGGGATCGGGGGCGGTTCGCTGGGCATCTTCAACATTCCTCCTTCATCAGCGGCAGTCGCGGCAACTTCTCCACCCCTGCCCCAATCCGCTCGCCGCTCCGCTACAAAATATTCCCCGTCCTTCATGAGAACCCATCGTCTGCCCGTCAGACCAGGGGAGGCTTCAGCCATCTCAACACTCCAAAATTTCTGAAATTTTTGGGGATGGGCAGGCGGGCATCAGCGCACCCAGCGCGCAACGAGCAGATACGAATGGTTCTTCCGCGCGTGCTGTTGCGTGGTGTGCCGCATCAGCGGAACCACCGTTTGCCGCAGGATAAATTCGTCCTCGATCAAAAAACCGATCATGGGCAGCACCGTCATAATCTGGACGTGCGTCAGCTTCTGCTTGTGATCAGCTACGGCCGGCTGGCATTTGATGAACAACAGCCCGCCGCGCTTGAGCACCCGCCGCGCCTCCAGGATGCCGCCGAGATAGAGCGCGACCACGTTCTCGTGGCACATATTCCCGGCGTTCCTGTAGCATTTGTTCAGACTTTCCTTGGCGTTACCGCCGCCATTCAGGTAGGGCGGGTCAAGCACAACGCCGTCAAAGCTGTCGTCCTCATAGGGCAACCGCCTCAAATCAACACCGGTCTCTAGATCAGACCGATGCAAGTCGTACAACCCCGCCGGCACGTTGCGCCAGAAAACACCGCGCCCATAGGTCACGTCCGCAATCTTGTCGCCAGGCTTCGCATACATGCCCAGGGCGACGGGAAACAGGTCGGCGTTCGTCCCCTGGACACAAGTCAACACCGGGCCTGAAGGCTTCACCGGCTCCAAGCCATCCACGGGCTCCACGGCATCCCACACCTCGCGGGCCGCTGCCGCCGCATCATTCAACAGCGTGTGGTCAAACCAGCCGGCGTCATCGGTCATCGCTCTACCTTATTTTTCTGATTTTTTTTGGCATGAGCGGGCGGGCAGTAGGTAGCGTTTTCGATCGTCTCCCCCGAGGGCGGTGGGGGGGTCCGCTCCAGGCCCTGGCGATCCCTCGCCGGCCTTGCCCCCGGCCACCGCCCAATGGGGGAGGGCGAGTGCAGCCCACCCCAGCCCGAGATCGAGGGCGAAGGCGATGGTGATGGTGATCGAGCGCGTCATGTCAGTCATCGATCACCCGTTCGTTGCTCGATCGTAGCGCCCGATCCAACCCGGCCACCTGATCAAACGATCGTTTGTAGAAGTGGCGGCGTCTGTATGGCGCGGCAACAACGACGAAACTCCCTGTCTAGGTCTCAGTCTTTGGCGAGAACGGCACCACATTCGGGTCGCGATCTGCCTCGATTGTCAGCGTCGGCGTCATGCCGCCAAGCATCCCAGCCAACTCGGCGCGCAGCACGTCAAGCGGCACGCGACGCAGCGTCATGTGGGTGTGGTGGACGTCGATCGACTGCTTGGGCTGGTAGATGTCGGGCTTGCGCGCGGCGAGTAGGAACATCATCAGCCGGCTGTCGCCGTTCATGGCGAACTCCAACGCGCGGTCTTCCATGCCCGCCACGCCCAGCGTGAGCGCGTCGTCCCAGGCGTCAGAGAACTCGGGATCTTGTGCTCGCCACTCGTAGAGCGAAGCCCGCCCTACCCCGACAATGGCCGCGGCGGCGGTGATATTCCCGCATTCCCCGAGGGCGGCGAGGTAGGCCGCGCGATTGGCGGGCGTTCGGATTGTCTGGTTCGACATAACCGCCGGATAGCACAGCAAACCCCAGGAAAGCGAGGCATCGAGGGCCGTCCAGGTCACCGCGGGAGGGGCAGCGAGAGGCTATCACCACGCTACCATCTGTGGGGGTCGCGGGGGTCTGTAGGGGTCTTTTCACCCTCCCCCACGTGTTTCCTTTTTTATGTGTGCGTATGCGGATGCGTCCGTACGTGTAATCACACGTTTTATGGATTTCTCCCGCGTAGCTAACAAAATACCCCCACAGACCCCTACGCACCCCCACAGCAGGTTGCATGGTGATATCCAGGGGAACGGGGATTTGTGGACATGGCGACTTGACATGGTGGACAATATGTCCATTGTGGCCATGGGTATTGCCGCCCAGGAGCACCAATCAATGTCTAACTCACGGAAAACAATCGCTTTAATCGAGGGACGCCCGATCGAGATCACCTCAACGGGGTTTCGTGGTGGCCACTTCACCCGTTTCTTCGTCCGCAAGGCGCCAGGGCAGGCACCCGGTCATTTCGTCTGGGGGAGCAATCCGGCCTATTCGGGGCGCTACACGATGATTGTCGCCCGTCCCGATGTGAAGGCGCGCAAATGCCCAAACTGGAATGGTCGCGTGCGGCGCGGGTTTGCCACCTATCGCGAGGCAAAGCAGGTCGCGAACACCCTCAATCAACGCGACCGCGACAGCTACGGCATGGTGTGCAGCCTGGGCGAGTTGCACGGGACGAAGTTTCGCGAGGACACCGACGGCTTCCCTGCCGCGCTGCAAGCCATGGAAGCAGCCGTGCAAGTCGCTGGGGGGACGGTCTGATGAACGCCGCCTGGACCAACACCGTCCGCATGGTCGCGGGCAAGGCATCGGTCGAAGATGCTGCGATCCTGCTGGAACGCATCGCCTACGTGCCACACGGCCTGTTCCAGGGCTGGTGGCTGGGCACTTGGGCGGACTGCGAGAACGTCGCCCTGGCGATCACCGACGGCGCCTACCCCTCGCCCAAGTGCGCCATGCTCGCCGCGGCGTCCGCCCTGGCCAACGTGGGAGGGCGGTAGGGTGCTGAACATCAGCTATCGCCGCGTAGGTGGCCTGCGGTTCCTGAAGTTGGGACGCCTGACGTTCTCCTTCTCGATCTCCGAGACGTATCGCCCGATCAAACGCGCCAAGCGTCCGCCGACGATCGTCTACCCCGTGTCGCTATTCGCCCCGCGCACGGAGATCTTGCCAGCCGAGTGACCCACCGTTGGCTGATGCTGGGGGCGGAGATCCCCCAGCATTGGCGAGCAATGGGGCTCGCAGAGGGATCGAGAACATGACGGCACTGAGGACAGACATCACCGGGACCACGCTGGAAATCCGGGTAATCGAGGTGGGCGAGGGCTCGTGGCGTTGGGCACTGTGTGCGGTGGACACGCCGCACCCGTCCGGCGTGGAGCGTCACAGGGCAGCCTGGGGCGGCACGGGATCATCGGCGCGGAAGGCCTTCGAGTTGGCGATGCAGGCGCGGAGCGCGGTCATGGCCGGCCTGGAGCCGGGCACACCCGCCTAGCCGCACCGTTCGGGGATGCTGGAGCACACGCGCCAGCATCTCCGAGCGATGGTGCTCGATCAGGAGGCTAATCCCGTGGCTAAACTCAACACCTACATCGTCTCGTTCAGCCCCGCCGAACGCACCGAATGGGGCGGCTATACCGTCAAGATTAGCCTGCTAATCCAAGGGGAGAAGCACGAGATCGAGGCGTCATCGTTCGCCGACCTGGAGAGGGAAGTGCGCAAGCTGGCCCAGGCGTTCGGGCAGACTTGCTCGCCCTACATCCGGTTGAAGGATGGCCAAGCGCGCAAGCCCGCTGGCTTCGACGGGTGGAAGCGTGGGCTGAACATCATCGACTACGTGCCCCCTCCGACCGATGCCCAGATCGCCGCGCACATCGCCAAGCTGACCGCACAGGATGCAGCCGAGGGAGTGATCTGATGCGCCGGTTTTTCAAGGCCACGGATGGGCATGTGACGGTGTTCCGTGCCTCCGACACGCGGGACTACAAGTCCGCGTTCTTCACCAGCACCGAGGTTGACGGTCGCTGGGTGCGGCAGGGTCCAATCTCTTTCAGCGGCAACCCCATTGTTGGCGTGAAGATCAGCATCCAGCATCCGGCCGTGGAGATCGTGCAGTCCGAATACGAGACGTTGATCGCGGGCAAAAACACGCGCGTCCAGGCGACTGGAGGCGATCCCAGGCACGCCACCAGCCCGCAACATAGCTGGGTCAGCAACGCAGCGCTCTGACGCATCCCACGGGCCGGCCAGGGGGCAATCTCTGGCCGGATTGGGATGTGCCAGTGCGGCACGTCATAGGAGGCTCAGGATGGCACCGGAGGGCGTTCTTAACGTTATGGCGACAAGAGGGGATGCCTACTATATCATCACCATAGGCACTCCCCTGGCTATCCAATGACCGAACGCGACCAAGAAGAACAGGACCGGAGCATAGAGCTTATGACCGCACAGCTAGAGCAGATCCGCTTTCAGATGGAGGAAGTCCGCCGCGAATACGACGAGGGGCGAGCACGCCGTGAGGAGCTTGTCCGTCAGGACCGCCGACGGTTTATCATCCAGACGATCGTCACCTCGATCGCCGGCGTCGTCGCCGCAGCGGCGCTGATCCTGCACCTGATCGGGCGGACATGATGATAGGAGCGCACACATGACCGGTGATGATCTGAAGGCGATCTTAGACGCTCGTGGGTGGACCGCGCCCACCTTCGCGGAGCACATCGAACGCAGTAGGCGACAGGTCGATCGCTGGTTGACTTCAGATGCCGCTGTCCCCCGCGTCATCGAACTGATCGCCCATGATCTGCCGACGCGCGTCATCACGGTGCAACTTGTGGCGCACAACAACGAGGCACACGCCGATCACTGACCCCGGCGGCGCCTGGGCTTGGGCTGGGCAAAGACAGGCTCCGGGGGCACCTCCGGGGCCTGTGCCTGTATCAGGGCAGGCGGTGGCGGCACCAGCGGCGCCAGGGTGATGTCGATGTCCTCCAGCAGCCGGTTGAGCAGATCGAGCCCGCGCCTGTCCTCGCCGAGGTGGCGCACCAACTCGCGCACGATGGCCGGCGCTTGGCTCATACCTTCACGACTGTCCAGCGTGGCCGGGTGTCGGTGCCGGTACGCTCCAGCTTGCGATCGTTGACCACCCTGCCACGGTGATCGCGGAGCCATACCCCCAGCCGGTTGGGGTCCAGCTTGCCCAGCCGGTTGCGACTGATCGCGCTGACCACCTCCAGCCATACCGGGTTGGTCGGCTGGTCATAGCTGTCCTTGGCCTCGGCCTCGGCCACCAGATCCTGGGTCGAATAGGATGTCAGCACGTCGGGGAAACACTCCAGCGCCAGGGCGAGGATCTGCCGTTCCGGGTCTTCCGCGCGCAGATCCGAGACGGATTTGATCGGTGTTTCCCAGCCCAGCCACACCAGGGCGCCGGCCACCAGCCGCGACCACCGATCGTAGCTGTGCATCGTCCGGCCGGTGTAGGGCTCGCCGGCGAGATGGTAGGCCCGGGCGATGGTCAGGATGGCAGCTACATATTTTCCCCTGTCTGCCATCACGGTGCTCACCGGGTCACCGCTGAACGTCCGCGCACCCGGGTCCTCCACGTTGGCATCCAGCGTGCAGCGCACAGTCCGCCGCACCATGTCGGCCGCGATGACGATGTTGTTGCCGTTGGCAAACACGGTGAATGCGTTGCTGATTGTCACATGGTCGCTGCCGCCCAAGGGACGCACCATCAGCCTGGGGCGTTCGGTCACCTGGGCCAGGAAGTCGCCGGTCAGCACGCCGTTGCAGTTGTCCAGGGCGATGATCGCCCGCCCGCTCAACGCCGCCGCAATCAGGCGCTTCTCGGTCTCTTCCTCCTTCGGGGCAACGGTCATCACCGCGCAGCGCTCGCCGATCGCGATCACACTGGCCAGATCCCCCAGGTAGCTTTTCCCGGTCCCTGGCGTGGGTGCGGTGACGCAGTGCATCGGCACCGCCTGCCCCAGTGCGCCTCGCAGCACCGGCGTCATCAGCATCGACATGCCCACGGATCGGCTGGTGTCATCGGCGAACGGGAAGTCGGTCAGCAACTCGTCCAGCCGCAGCAGCGCCGCATAGGCGTGCGCTTTCGTCGGTCGCGGCGGGATCTCGGGCATCCTCGGGGGCGCGTGCAGATAGAGCCCGGTGCGGGTGTCATAGCCCGGCGCGGTGAGAAGGGAGCAATCCGACCGCAGCGTTGCGGTGCCGATCACGCCCAATAGCGGGTCGAACGGCCATTCGCCCACCATGCTCGCCACCTGCTCGACCACCTCTTTCGGCGGGTCGATGCGGATCATGTCGCCCGCTTTGTTGAGCCGGCGCCACCGTGCCGAGGTGCCCATCGCGCGAGCCAGCATGGGGCTGGTCACCGGGATGATGCCGGGCACGGTCACCTCGGTCCCGTCGCTGGCCTTCGACTTGACGCCCGCCACCCGCACCAGCTTCACGTCACGCTGGTAGAACGGCACCGCGACCGCCCGCATGGTCCGCATCGCCATATCCGCGGCCACGTGGCGCAGCCCGCCCATCACCCGGATTTCGGGCAGTTCGGGGGTGACTGCCTCGGCCGCTTCCTTGGTTTCGTCGAGATTGGCCTTGCGTTCGTCGCGGGTGTCTTTGCGCTCCTGCTTGCGCTGCGCCTTGCGCATGGCATCCCGGCCGAACGCCCACTCGATGATCTCGGGCACCTCGGCCTTGCGCTCTTTCCACCGGTCGGTGGCCTTCAGTTCGTCGTCGCAGGAGTCCAGCAACTCATCGAGTTCATTCCAGACCGGGATCATGCCCTTGCGCTTCAGCTTGCCGGCCAGGGCGGTCATGCTGGGGTGCATAGACTCCCCGCTGCGGATCAGGCGCTTCAGTTCGGCCTCATCCACCAGGGCGGCGTTGGGGTCGTCGGGCAGCACGGCCTGACCATCGCGGGCGATCAGCCTCGGCCGCTGGGATTGCAGCGAGGCGGGCTTGCCGATCTTCGAGAGGTCCAACTCGGGCAGCAGATCGAGCGGCACACCGTCGATGATCTCGACACGGTGGCTCGGGTTTCCGTTGGTCAGCCCGACGTAATAGGACTGCGTGAGCGTCCAGCACTCGGCCGCAAAGCACCCGGCCGGCTGAAAGATCCCGTTGAGCCAGGACATGTACATGTCGTGCTTGGGGATCATCCGGTCGGTGCTTTCGCCCCCCTCCTGGCCGAAGATCGGCCGCGAGAAGAACGCCAGGAAGCGCCACCTGGGCGCGTCCTCGGTGTGGCTGGGCGAGGTGTAGAGGATGCCCAGCACGCCCGCCTTGGTCAGGTGCTCGTGGGCTTCGTCAAAGCTGATCTGCTCGCCGTCATAGTCGGCCTCGATGCCGGTCATGAACTCGAAGTTGCCGTCGTGACGGAGACTTCCGCCGATGCGCTTGCCGGCGGCGTTGGTGCGGATCGGCGTCTTTTTCTTGCCGAAGCCCCCCAACTTGAGCAATTCCAGCAGCTTTTTGGCCGCTTCGGTGGTGTCGGCCTCCGCGTGCGCCGCGAAGATCCACGCCGCGATTTCAGGGATCGTCAGCGCCCGCCGCTGGAACGAGGTGGCTTGCACATTCGGAAAGATGGTGAACTCGACAAGGAGCGTGTTGATCCAGTCCCGCAGGATGCCGGTCGGGCCAGCGGGCGTGCTCACTTGGGGATCAGTGCATCGGGATAGTCCCGCTCCACTGCGTCGAAAACAGCCTGGCGAAAGCGATCGGCCGTCTCCTTGTTCACCCACTCCATGATCTGGACCCAGCGCGCGCGCCCGCGCTGGTCGCGCTGCACCGTGCCGTCGGGGCCAAGCACCGGCCGGGCCGGCAGGCCGCACCAGCGCTTGTCTTCCTGGATGTGCACCGACACGTCGATGATCTTCAGCGAACCCACCTGGACGGTCGCAAACCCCCTCAGTGTGTTCTTATCGAAGGGGCGCCATTCTATAAGGGTTATTGGGAGCGCCCTTGATCCGGGGTCGGAAACCATATGTATTGCCCCCCTGGGCACCCGCCGGGGGTGGGGTGTTGATCTGTAAGCCCCCGAGTGGTGGCCGGTTGTGCAGCAAGAATCGCCCCTTCGCGGGGGCGCGGATCGAAACTGGCGACTTGCCGGTTGCGGTTGTGACGCAACCGTGCTCAGAAATGCGGTAGGCATTCGGCGTGCTCTCCCACGTCGGGTGGATAGGACATTCGGCTCCGCTCCAGCGGCCGAATGGTCGATAAGGGACCGGGGAGGGGCAAAACTCTCCGGTCCCAAAACTTACAAAAAGACTACGGTATCGGTTCTAAACGTCCACGTATTATGGTCAACCCTGCAAGCTCCGCGTGAAACGGCAGGGCGCATCTACGAAAAATCATTGCGCCCAGTCCGAATCGTGACGCCGCCCAGGACTTTGGCCGATCATCCCAGCACATAGCCTGCAAAACGGTCCACCCTGGGGCACCCCATCACACTCTGATCCCGGCCTTGCGCGCGCGGGCAACGGCTTGTTTGCCCAGCACGAATCGGGGCGGGGTTTTTTTCGGCCGGGACTTCTTCCGCACCGTCAGCCCGGCTTTGATGTTCGCCGCTTCGCGGTCCCAGGCGTCCAGGTGCGCCTCGACCTCCACCACCACGAAACGAACATTCGTCGTGAAGCGGAAGCCGGCGGCGGCCAGGCCGGTGTGCACCTCACGCACCGTCCAGGCGACCACCGGCGGGCACCGACAGGCGGTCAGCTTGCCGATCGTGACGCGCTGGTTGGCGGTCAGCACGCCCGTCCCGCGTTTCAGTTCCAGCCGGCGCGCCAGCCCGGGCTCCTGCCACACCTCCCAATCCAGCGGCCCGGGCTTCTGCCCCCGGTTGGCATCCCTGGCGCGCTGGTTGTCGGTGCGTCCGCCTTCGTCAGCGTCGTGCTGGGCGCTGAAGTAGCAGGGCTCCAGCAGCGTGCGCGTCAGCAGCCGGTTGACCGCGATGCTGAACCGCTGTTCGGGCTTGTTCGGTATCCAAATCTTATCCGGTGGGGGCGTGTCGCTCATCGGGAAGCATGTCCTTCCAGATCACGTGTCGGATCTCGCCGGATGGCAAGGTCACGTCGAACGGCGGCACCTCATCGACACCAGGCCACCGCGGCAGCGGACGAAACTCGCCCTCCGAGATCCAGCCCCAGATCCGCCCGGCATTGGGATCGTCAGCCATCGCCGTCCTCCGCCCACGGGGCGCCAGACAGGATCTTGTTGGCCCAGCGGCTGACCGCGGCCTGATCGGGCGGCGGGATCGACACCAGCCTCAGCCCCTCCACCGGCTCGCCCGCGGCCACCACGCCCGCCACCAGCGCGAAGATCGGCGCACCGCCATCGGTGGCGCCCCGCCACATGCGGACCATCACATCGTCAAACATGAAGAAATCTTCGGTCGGGCTGATGGTGATCTGCATCAGCTTATTCTCTCTTGCGCTGCTGGTACCGTCATCGGTTCGGACATGAGATCGACAACTTCCAGGAGCGCGCTGATCAGTTTGGACAGATCAGTCCGGTCGAGGTCGGCCAGACAATCCACCCGCATCGTCGGTCGCTCGGCGCGGGGGTTATACTGAATCATCCACACGGGCTTTCGCCTTCTTTTCCAGCGTTTCGATGATCGCCTCCATCACCCGGATGCGGCGTTCGGCGATCGGCTCGCGCAACCGGCCGGTGGTGACGTGCTTGGGGTAGACGCTCTTGCGCATCGCCAATTCGCGCCGCGCCTCGGTCAGCATTTCGCCGACCGGCACATGATCGGCGAACATATCAGCCACTGCGTCGCGGCCCATCGAGGATCTGGGTCTCCAGGTTTTGGTCCTGCACGCCCAGGGCGGTGATTAGACTGCGCACCCACGCCAGCATGGTGTCCTTGCTGCGCGTCACGTCGAACTTCCTCCCGACGGCGTGCACCAGCCCGGCCGTCAGCATCAACGCGGTGTCTTCCTGCGTCCCCTCGGAGGGGGAGAGTACGGCGGTGCTGGTGAACAGCCGTTCGAACAGTCCATGGATGTGGTTCGTCACCACATCCAGGGCCTCGTCGCGGGTTATTGTGCCCAGCAGGCTCCGCAAGGGGGTGTCGTCAGGCACCAGCCCCAGGTTGAGGTTGAGGTTGTCGATCAACATGCGGGCGTGCAGTTGAAATCTCGGGTCTTGCATCCCGACGCTGCCCCGCCCCCCGCCGCTGCACATATGGCTTAACACCTCGGCCACGAAACAGATGACGATCGCCGAGCCGGTGGTTGCCCGCATCGCCGTGGTGTAGTCGGCCGCGGTCTCGTGGATCGCCCAGGTCACGCTGTCATGGTAGACCGGCAAGAGGCGCTCGCGCGCCATCCGGTGGAACACCGCCGACTGCCCTTCATCGAAGCATTTAGGCTGCGGCTTGGTCCTGTCCTTGGTCTGCATAGTCCGCTCCCCCCTTTGGTATGGTCAGCGGTTCGATCACGCCCGCCAACGCGAACAGACTGGTCTGTGCGTCGGAGGGTTTGGTGCCGAACATGCGCCGGTAGTGCTCGGCCACATCAGCCCGTTCGGCCAATTTGCGTACCGTCTCTTTCGATAGAGTGGCTGCGTGCGACTGCATCAGCGGCAGTTCCGCAAGGATCATCTGCTCTACCGCAGTCTTCTTGGTGCCCTTGGGGGCGGTCTGCTGAACCTTGGCGACCGCCAGGGCATAGGCAATGGCTTCGCGCCATTTGCTCTTGCGCGGCATCGCCTGGGGCCGTTGTTCCGGAACAGTCCCGGCTTTCAATGCTTCGTAGGCAAGATCAGCATCTTTGGTCATCAGTAGCGCGGACTTCAGGCCCAGAAGGGTCAGATAGGATTGTACCCCCGCCGGCAAGCCATTACATGTGTAGCTATGTTCAGTCGCACCGGAGCCCAGGGTCACCGCCATGCAGGCCCGATCGAAACGCCCACGACGGACGCGCCGCCGCTTTACATCGTTAGGCATCATCAAGTCCCTCTAGCTTGGTTGGTTTGGCACTCCCACTGAACCGCTCGGCGTTGCACGCTCCCCGTTTTAATTCTGGTCGTTGAAACACACAGAAAAGCGCGCCGCCGGATATGTGTCAACCGAAATCCCGGTCGCGCGAACGACCCGAAGTCGAGAGGGTGTTCTATACTTACTGAACCCCAAAACCCCCCTCGGAATATGTTTCCATAGTCACGACCTGACATTATTTAATTCCGAGGGCGTAATTGTGATTTCGCATATTTTTTTTCATACGTGGATGGGGCAATCGCATAGGGCGGGACAACGATCTTTTTAATCTGCGATCGACTCATACCCCCTTGCCTTCGCAACGGATTGAGGGTGTTCTGGTAAGGCATCACCAACGAAGGGGGGGCTGTTCCGAATGGACAGTCAATATGAACTAATCGCGCTGCTGCGCGCCGATATCGCCGCGCTCGATGCCTGTCGTGCCCGACTGGATGAGCAACTTGAACGCCTGCTGCAATTGCAACGAGCGAACCTCAAGCCCCCCCCCGGCCCGGTCCCGGGCAACGGTCTATTCAGTCTGCTCTTTTCGCGTCACCTCCCTCCAGATCCTCCGTCATGAGTGCGAATGATCAGGCCCGCCTGCTCGGGGATGGGGTCTACGGATCATTCGATGGATCTCATATCTGGTTGATAACAAGGATCAACGGCCGGCTGGCGCGGATCGCGCTCGGGGAAACGGTTTTTCGGAACTTGCTGACCTATGCCCAGGACGTTCGACGCAATCCTCCGATTGGGGAACCACATGAGCGAAGCGCCTACTCTTCCCCTGTCCGTGGCGGACAACCAGAATCTGCTTGATGCGGTAGCGCCCTCCGCCCACGCCGAGACCGAGGGCGCGGTCATCATCGACCTGGACGAGATCCGCCGGTTGAAGCCGGCGGATGCGTTCATGCCGGGGTACATCGAAAAGACCCTGGCCGCGATCGAAGCGCACACCCAGCAAATCCAGTTCGACGCCTCGACGCCCGAAGGCCGCGAGAAGATCCGCAGCCACGCGTACAGGCTGCGCCAGACCAAATCCGCGCTCGATGATATGGGCAAGGCGCTGACCGAGGCGTGGCGCCAGCGCACCGACGCGGTGAACGCCGTCCGCCAGACCATCCGCGCGCGGCTGGACAAGCTGATCAACCTGGCCCGCGCCAAGCTGACCGCATTCGAGATCGCCGAGGAACAGCGGGTACTCGAGCTTGAAACCGCGCTGGGGGAACTTCAGCGCCTGGTGGTGTGGCCCCCGGGCACGGTGGTCAAAGCCGACATGATCGAGCCCCGTCTGAAGATCGCCCAGCGCCTCGATAACCGGGATTTCCAGGAATTCACCGATCGCGCCGCCCGCATCCGCTGGGAGGTGACCGAGGCGCTGACCGCGATGCTGGCCGATGCCCGCCAGCGGGAGGCGGACGAAGCCGAACTGGTGGCGTTGCGCGCCGAACAGGCCCAGCGGGTGAAGGAGACGGAGGACCGCGAAGCCGCCGATCGCCAGCGAGCCCGCGCGGAGGAAGCCGCCGCGGCACTGGTGGCGAAGACCAAGCAGGATGCCGAAGCCGCGCAGCAGGCCCTGGTGGCGAAGCATGACAAGGAACTACGCGAAGCCGTTGAACGCGAACAAGGCCTCCGCCAGCGCGAAGCCGCCGCCACGCAGATGGTCGCGGCCCGCACCCGCGACGAGGCGAGCCGGGTCGCCGTCGCGGTCGAGCAGTCGCGCAAGGAAGACGCCCAGGCGATCCAGCAGGCCCAACTGGCCAAGCAGGAGGCGGACGCCAAGGAAGCCAAACGCGCCCGCGCCCGCGCCCATGTCCGCGAGGTCAACCGGATGATGATCGCGCTGGCCATGGAAGTGACCCAGATCGGCGAAGTGCCCGCCCGCCGGCTGATCGAGGCCATCGCGGGCGGACGGTTCACGCCGTACATCGCGCTCGACTATCAGGGGAGGTTCCCGCTGTGAAAGGCGACGACGGCACGAAGGTCCCGAAGTTCAGCGGGTGGTGGTGGACGCTATCGAACGGCATCGGCCTGACGCTGGCCGTGGTGGCGCTGGGGGTGCTCTACCTCACGCTGCCCGTGGTGGTGGTCTGGTGCCGCCTGGGAGCGGTTGGGCGGTGGGCGCTGAACCGGGTGAGGCGGCGCGTGCAGACCCCCCAGGAGCCGCCCCAGGCGGCAATCCCGGATACCAGCCAGGTGTCGGGATGACAACGCCAGCGCCCGGGACTGTCCTCGGGCCGGTCGCGCCCACCGCCGTCCAGGTGGTGGCCGGGCCGGAGACGGAATTCCTGGCGCTGCTCGAACGGCTGGCGACGAACCCCGCGGTGGACGTGCAGAAACTGGGCGCGATCCTGGATTTGCAGGAGCGGGTGATAACGCGCCAGGCCATCGTCGCCTTCAACCAGTCGTTCCACGCGATGGAACCCCACCTCCCCCGGGTCAAGAAAAACGGGGTGGTGGAGTATCCGATCGACAAGAACAAGCCCGACGGGCCGAAGCGGAAGGCGTTCAACTTCGCCAAGATCGAGGACATAGACGACGCGATCCGCCCGATCCTGCGGGAATTCGACTTCACCCTCACCTTCGACACCAAGCCGCGCGTCGGCGACGGCGGCGGCGTGGTGGTCACCGGCGCGTTGCTGCACAGCAGGGGGCACGCCATGACGGCATCGTTCGCACTGCCGCTGGATACCTCGGGCGGCAAGTCGAACCTTCAGGGCATGGGCTCCAGCACCAGCTTCGGCCAGCGCTATTGCATCAAGCTGCTGCTCAACCTGGTGTTCGAGGGTGACGACGATGACGGGATCAAAGGCGGCATGGCCTTCCTGTCCGACGATCAGGTGTTCGAGTTGCACGACCTGATGCGCCAGACCAGCACCAGTGAAGAAAATTTCTTCCGCTACATGGGCCTGACCGGCAGCGGCATCCACGACCTGGGCGAGGTCGAGGCGCGGGATTTCGGCAAGCTGAAGAACGCCCTGCTGGCCAAGAAAAAGGAAGCTGCCCCAACCTGAAGGGAGTTTGCGATGAGCGATTTCGAGGGCTTCATCGTCCAGGCCGGCGAGCCGGGACTGTTGACCGAAGAGAGCGCCCGGCAGACCGCCCAGGCCACGCTGCTGGCGCTGGAGGTCTATCCGCGGGCGAAAGTGACCTGGTGGGTGCCCGGCTATGAGGATGACCCCAGGGCGCTATGGGAGATCCCCGAGGTGGCCGAACAGATCCGCCGCTGCGCGCGGTTCGCCGGCTGGACCGATGGCTATGCTATCCCGCGCCAATCGCTGGTCGACGACCTGGTGGTGCTGTTGGTCAAGAGCGGGTGCTTCCCCAATGGGCACCCTTATACCGTGGTGCTCACGCCATGATGGACGATTTCGAGCGAGAACTGATTACCCACTATGCGATGGTGCGGACCTCGCACCTGATCGCCAAACTGGTGCGTGAATCGGCCCGTGTCGCGGCGCAGAGCCACGAAGTGAGCGCCTGGCAGGCGCTGAACGACGTGGCGGACTCGATCGAGCGCGGTACCGACAAATGGCTCGATGATGTCATGCGTACCAGCCTGGAAGCGGTGGAGGCGCACCGTGCCGATCATCCATGATGTCGAGCAGGGCTCGGCCGCGTGGTACGCGCTGCGCCTGGGCATCCCGACTTCCTCAGACTTCCACAAGATCATTACCCCGGGGAAGGGCGAGTTCAGCACGCAATCCGACAAGTATGCCTTCCGCCTGATCGCCGAGGCGGTGTTGCACCAGCCCCTGGAGAGCATCTCGCACCTCGAACAGATCGCCCGCGGCAAGCAACTGGAGCCCGACGCGGCCAACCAGTACGCGTTCGTCAAAGAGGTCGAGATCCGCAAAGTCGGCTTCATCACCTCCGACGACGGGCGCATAGGGTGCTCGCCGGATCGGTTGGTTGTCGGCGGGATGGGCGCGCTGGAGATCAAGTGCCCCGCCCCCGATACCCATATCGGCTACCGGCTGATCGGCCCGGGGCTCGACTACAAGCCCCAGGTGCAAGGCCAGATGTTCGTCGCCGAACTGGAATGGGTGGACTTCTACAGCTACCACCCGCTGATGCCGCCGGTGCTGATACGCACCCAGCGCGACGCGGCCTATCTCGCCAAGATGGCGCGGGCGCTGCGCCAGTTCGATGACATGCTGCGCAACTACACCGATCTGGTGCGCAGAGAAGGCTACTTTGACGCCAGGCCGCAGATCCTGACGCCGATCGACCAGATGGCCGAGGAAATGGCCTACGCCACCGGCACCCCAATCGACTGGACCGACGAACGCCACTTCCCGCTGCCATGAGCATCGTGTTCGAAGCCGCGTTCGCCTTCGTGGTCAACGTCGAAGGCGGTTTCTCGGACGATCCGCGGGACCGCGGCAACTGGACCGGCGGCAAGGTCGGCGTCGGTGAACTGCGGGGCACAAAGTACGGCATCAGTGCCGCGGCCTTCCCGATGCTGGACATCAAGAACATCACGCTGGATCAGGCGAAAAGCCTGTATTCCGCGCACTACTGGAGCCCGATCCAAGGGGATGCCCTGCCGATCGCGGTGGCGATGGTCAGCTTCGATTGCGCGGTTAATCAGGGCGTCCACCTCGCCGTCATCACGCTGCAACAGGCGGTCGGGGCAGACCCTGACGGCTGGATTGGGGCGGAAACCATCGGGTCGGCGAACACCCGCCCCGCCAAAGACACCGTGCTGGAAATATGCGCCCGGCGCGCGGTGGCTTACGCCCAGGGCGACATGGCGACCGACGGCCTCGGTTGGATGCGGCGCCTATTCCGGGTGGCCGCCACCGCCGATACAGCAGGAGCACGCCTCTCATGAACATCGTAGCCATTCTCGAAGGCATCATCTCATCGGTGCCGGAAGCCATCGCCCTATGGAAGCGGATCGAACCGCTGGTCGGGCTGACGCCCGGCGCGGACGACACGGTAATCGCCGCCATTACCGCCGACGTGCCGATCGTGCATGAGGCGGTGACCCTCGCTCACACGGCGATCGCCGACCTGATCGCTGCGCATCAGCCGGCGGCGACTTTATGAGCGTCACCGCGGCCACCGTGCTGTCGATGCTGAAAGGCATCGCCGGCAAAATGGTGCTGTCGTTCCAGTTCACCGAAATCAAAGGTTTGCCCCAGATCCAGGCCGGCGGCGCCATCGCGCAGATCGAGTCTTCAACCGGGCACTGGCTGGGCGGCATCGGCGGCGACTACTGGTGGTACGGCAGCACCGCCCCCACCGCCGATACGACGTTCAACCAGGCCGCGATCCCATACGCCGAGGCGGGCGGGCTGATCACCTTGCTCTTGTCGCTGCCGAACCCCACGACCGGCGGGCCTTCGCCCGACGTTTCCACCCTCGATGCGGGCGGGCTGCTGACCACCGGCACGGCGACGAACAGCGCTTTCCTGCGGATGCTCGACAGCGTGGCCGTGGGGCTTCAGGAACTGGCCACGGCTGGGGTGCCGGTGCTGTTCCGCCCGTACCACGAGTTGAACGGCGGCTGGTTCTGGTGGGGTGCGGGGCTGCTGTCGCCGCAGCAGTTCATCGCGCTTTGGAAATTCACCCACGATTACTTCACCAAAACCAAGGGCTTGAGCAACCTGCTATGGGTCTGGAGCGTGAACGCCGGCATGAGCGGGATGCCTGCCCTCGATCGTTACCCCGGCGATGCCTATGTCGATCTGACCGGGCTCGACTTCTACGCCTCCGATCCAGCCTCGGCCGCGGCCGACTACGACATCCTGATGACCTTGGGCAAAACCGTCTGCCTGTCGGAATTCGGTAGCGGTGGCCCCTCCGCCGCGGATGGCTCCTTCCAGATGACCGTGTTGAACGCCGCGCTGGCAGACCAGATGCCGCAGGCGGTGTTCTGGCAACAATGGTGGGCGCCCTGGGGCATGGAACTCATGCAGAGCACCCAGGCATCCCTGGATGATCCCCGCACGGGCAACCGCGGCGACTTCTCCCCGGGCGCGGTGACCCCGCCGCCGGTGGTGACCCCTCCGCCCGTGGTGACCCCGCCCCCCGGCGCGAAGCCGTCGCCGGATGGCGCGATCGTCACCGCCGGCGGGGCCGTGCTGATCGATGCGGCCGGCGAAGCCTGGTCGGTTTCAAGCAGCGGCGTGGTGCTGATGAACGGGGTCGCCGTCGCCGGCGGTGAAGGCACGGCGGCGCTGACCTTCTACACGCCGACGGTCTACGGCCAGGATGCCGCAACCAAGAACTGGTACGCCTGGCGCAACGGAAGTTGGAATGGCCCCGCGACGTTGCCGATCAAAACGTCACCGCTGCCTCCCCCGACGCCTACCCCCCCGCCGACGCCGACGCCCCCTCCCCCGCCCAGCGTCACCCACCTGACGGTGATGACCAAGGTCATGCAGGCCGGCGCGGCGCTGACCCAGGTCAACGCGATGCTGACTTCGATCATGACCGACCTCCCGAGCCTGAAGCCGTGAGAAGCCCGATGGAACTGAACGCCTCGATCCGCGACATCCCCATGCCAGAGCGGATCGCCCGCCTGCCGATTTCACCGACGGGCTTCCCGGTGCCCTGGTTCGTCGCGTGGTTCGACGTGGAAGCCCTCGATGGCACCAAGAGCAAGGTGCCCGACTTCCGGGTTGTTGACACACCGAAACTAGCAATCGCGCACAATCGAAAAAGATGCTGGGTGTGCGGCGACCGCCTGGGCCGGCAGTTTGCCATGACGATCGGGCCAATGTGCGCCATCAGCCGGGTGATCAGCGAGCCGCCGTCGCACCGCGAATGCGCGATCTACGCAGCGCTGGCGTGCCCGTTCCTGGCCAATCCCCGGATGCGGCGCAACGAGAAAGGTCTTCCGGTTCACAGGGAAGCCGCCGGCAACGGCATCCGGCGCAATCCCGGGGCGATGGCCGTCTGGATCACCCGCAGCTACCGGCCGCTGCGGGTGTCCAACGGCAGCGGGGTGCTGTTCACCTTCGAGGACGAACCCGAGGAAGTCCTATGGTTCGCCGAGGGGCGGACGGCTACCCGGGCGGAAGTCGTGCATTCGATCGACACCGGTATCCACCTGCTGGTCGAGGAAGCCGAGAAGCAAGGCCCCCCTGCCCTGGCGGCACTGACGCAGCAGATCGAGGACGTGCAGAAGTATCTCCCCGCGGCGTAGCGCCCTGGGTGGTCGAATTCAGCGCAGTCACTTCGTCTCGTCCTTCGGCGCGTCAGTCCGCAACAGCCCGATCGTGGTCAGCGTGTTGACCGCCTTCATCGCGACCTCCAGCGACACGTCGAGCAAGTTCACGCGCAGCGTCGCCTTGCCGGATTGGTCCACCACCAGGGAGAATTGCGGTTGCGTGGAAACGGCCGGCACCGCGGCCCGGGGCGGCGGCGTGAATGCCGTTCCGTTCATCGCCACGTGCTGCGCGGCGGTCTGCGCCACGGGCCAAGGTTGGGCTGCTGCCACCGGTTGCTTTTTCCTTTTCTTGTAGGGTCTCTTGGCTGGTAGCTCATCGACTTTGGCCAACGCCCGAAGTTCGGCCACCTCCATCTGGAGGACGGGTGCCCAACGCTCGACGGTGGCGAGCGAAGGTGGCGAGGTGCCCTTGAGAACCGGATAGAAGGCGCCGGTGCCTTTGACTTTTCCTTTGTCGTCCCGGCCGTAGACTTTCTCGCAGAACGCCACCGGCGTCATGTTGAGCGCGGCGATCCGATCGACGATCGTGTTGCGGAGATGGACGTTCTCATAGGGAATCGTCTCAGACATTGCTCACTCCGCCGCAACGAGGGCGGGGGAAGTCTCGCGGGTGCGCTTTTGGCCCGCGGGCGTTGGGTGCTTTTTGCCGGCGCGGTTGAGTGCCTGATGCCCGTTTCTAGGCTGCTCGCGGTTCAAGACATGCTGGTAATACGCCGCGCGTATTGCGGCTGATCGGGTGCGGAACGGCCCGGCTTCGTCACCGCCTTTGACCCAGAACCAGCCGCAAAAGGCGATCGGTTCGTCACGGTCTCGCTTGGCGTTCCACCACTTCGTCGTGGCTTGATCGAGATAGACGATCCTCACCGCGGAAAGTGTGTCAGCGATCACTGCGTCTTTGAGCATTGCCATCGTGCGTTCCTATTGTCGCTTGGTGGTTGGTTACTCGGAAAACTCGGCCTCTATGGCCAGAGCTTTACCAGTTTCGAGCCCGGCTTTACCGTTGGCTAACCCGACGCCGCGGATCACCTTGGGCGGCATTCCGCTTTGCGCACGGCTCCACTCGTCGGCCAAACGGTAAAGCCGGCTGACCGTGCGTTTCGGAGGGGGTTGGCCGGTGGCCGCGGACAGCGCGCCGACATGCTGCATCACGTCGAACAACCGTTCGAGTCGCGCGTCAGCGGGGGGATTAGCGGCGAGGTTAGCAGCGGGGGGAAACTCCCGCGGGCCGGTCTCCCGGTCGGCCAACTGGTCAAGCGCCCGGCTAACCCAGGCGCCCAACGTTTCGTCATTGCGATCCGCGGCTATCTTGCTGCGCTCCCATGAGCGCTTGCGCACGCCCTTGATGTTAACGATGGTCTTCTCGTCGTCTGGATTATCCATTCGCTTTACCCCCTTGTTTAGCTAATACCAAGGGTAAAGCCTTCGGCTAATCGCTGACAAGTCCTGCTGCTTTATCGTAACACTAAGGGGGTTTTATGAGTTCGTAAAGCGTATCAACTAAGAAACACCCCATTGCTGGGCAGAAGCGGTTTTTGCAGTATGAACCGCTACAGTCTCGGAGCGAACGCCATGAGTCAGATCCTGCTGGGAGGCATCGTCCCCTTCATCATCCTGGTGGCGGTGCTGGTCTGGGGGCTCTGGGGGCTCGGTGGCTGGCCGCGTTGACGCCAGCCCAGCAGCCGCTCCCGCGCTGCCCCAGGCATCCGCGCCGGCCTTGCCCAGGCGAATGCCAGTATCTGCTCGCACTGCACGAATGCATCCATGACAGCGGCATATCGGGAACCGGGGGCACCTGGCGCCCAATCGACATGAGAAGGGCGCCACAAGGGCGCCCTTTCACTGCGGCAATGGCCGATCAGGGGCCGGCGGGCGGCACGACGGGCGTCGGCGGGGCAGGGGTGTTCGCTGCGACGGCAGCGGCCAGGCTCGCCGTGGCACCGGTGATGGAGGTGTCCAGCGCGGTCAGCGAAGCCAGTTGGGCCGGCGTGGCGCCGGCGGCGGTGGCCGCGGCAATCGCCGCCTGAAGCTGCGCCGAGAAGCCGCTGATCATCGTGGTCGCCGAGGTGATCACGGTGGTCTCGCTGGCAACATCGGCCTGAAGCTGGGTGATCTCGGTGTCGAGCGTGGCGACGGTGGCGGACATGGTTTTGATCCCTGTGATGACGGTTTGGAGAAGCGCAAGCACCTGATCCAGGCGCGGATCGGGGGTCGGCGGGCTTGCGTCGGTGTGAAGATAGACATCAATCCGCATAGCGCCCTCCCGGCCCGGGGTGTCTATCACGCGCGCGGCGCCCCCGCGCGTTAAAGTTGCGCTGCTCACGAATGCCCCGTCGGCGCGTAGTGGAGGGCGACGGACACCACAACCGATAGGATCGCGATCAGCCCCGATACGATGGCGAGCAGGGTGTTGCGCCGCATCGTGTCGTTGGAGGTTTCCAGGGCGGTCTTGGCCGCGGCGTCGAGCGCATTCTCCTGCTGGCGTTCCTCGCGGAGTTGCGTCCAGTCGCGGAGATTGTCGCCGCGGGAGCGGTCCCAATCCTTGTCGTTGGTGTCGATCCGCACAAACGTATTCTGCAACAGTTCGATGCGGGCGTGCTCGTGGTTTAACGCGGTCAGGCGCCGCTCATATTCCGTCGCCTGGATCGCCCGGGCATGGTCCATGTGGGTAAGCCGGTCCTGTAGCAAGGTCTTCAGGTTCTCGCTGCGCGCCGCGCCGGCTTTTTCCAGCGCGGTCAGCGCGGTCTCGAACTGCTCTTTGTTGGCGTTGATCCGGTGGTTGATCAGTTCGGTGATCCCGGTCAACTGCGCCTGGATGGTCAGCGCCGCCGCGGCCACCCGCCGTTCCACGATCTCCGCGGTGCGGTCGGTCTGCGCCGCTTGTTGCGCGCTGGCGGTTTGGGGAGGGTCTTCAATCATTTACTGCCCTCCTTGATGGATCTGGTCGCCCGCGTGTTTTGCCCTGTTGCGGAGGGCGGCATTGTCGTGTCGCTCCTGCCAGGCTGCGGCGCGGGCTGGATCAGTGATCGAAGCCGGCGCCGGGTTAACGCCCCAGAAGGCCAGCGATTGCCCCAGCATCCCCGCGCCCGCGCCTGATAGTTTATGCTGCGCGCGGAACGAGAACGGCAGCGCCTGATTGAGCAGGTATTCGCTGTAGGCAACGGCTGGGTTGTCCACGCGGCTATCGTAGATGCTGCTGCCATAGTAGTCGCGGTTGTTGAGCACCTGTTGCGCCATGCTCAACAGCGGCGATGACTTGTTGGCCAAGGTCTGGAAGGGCGCCATCGCCCAGGCGCGGACATCCTTGATGTAGCCGGGGATCTGCCACCGCTGCTTGACCCCATCGACCACCTGGCCGGTCGGTGGATAGAAATAGTCCAGCATCTCCTGCGGGCCATGGCCGGTGAAGAGGTAGGTCATGATCGCGCCGAGGGTGGCGGCGATGACCGTCATCGCTATGGTGTAGGCCATCCGCGCCGTGAGTTCGGGCGTCTGCCCCCGCGCCATGCGGCCAATCTGCTTGACCGTATCCACGCCGGCGCCGGCGATTTCGCGGATCGTGCCGAAGTTCCAGCCCACGCTGCGGGTGACGACGAAGGCGATATCCTTCAGCCCTTTGTGCCAGAACACGTTGTCGTAGACCATCTGCCCCATGCGGTTATCGACGCTATCCCAGAACTTGATCATCGCGTCACTGGCTTCGGTCGGTGAGGCGTTCGGGTTCCGCCGCAGCCAATCCTGGGCGAGCATAGCGAACACGCCCAGCTTGGCGCGGGGGACCATCTGGCCCATCAGCGGCTCGGTGATCGTCTCCAGCACGCGGCCGACCAGGCGGAACGGCGAAGTCAACGGCGTGTCCCTGACGATATGCCACGCCTCACGGAACGCGCCGTCGGGGTTTTTCAGGTCGGTCAGGTTCTTGAAGAAGCTGCCCGACGCATTCGACCGATAGAACATATCCATGTTGATCCGGCCGCCGCCGGCATTCAGCATCTGCGCCAGCTTGCGCCACTCAGGCGTGGCGTTCTGCGGGTCGAGGTAGGCCGATCGCAGTTTCGATCCCTTCTGGATGGTCGATGCGATGGTCCACGGGCTGAACCCCAGCGCGGCATTGACCACGCCGGGGCCGACATCGCCGCGGCTGAGTTGCTGCAAGCCCAGCGCCAGGCGCGAGGTCATCGTGTCGAGCCCGATGAACGTCGCGTGGAAGCCCGACAGGCCAAGCTGCAACTGGTTCAGCGCGTTCCCGGCCACGCGCATCATGTCGTACGGGACGAAGTTGCCGGCGATGCCGGCCGAGACATAGTTGTTGAAAATCGTCGCCAGCATCTCGGGCGCATACCAATTGCCGTGCGAGTTGTCCCCGTGCGCCGCCTCGCGGGTCTTCGGCTGAAAGAACGGGTCTTTCAGCATCACCAGGCCGAGTTGCTGGGCGCGGCGCTCCTGTTCGACCGGCACCCAGCGTGCGAGCCCGGCGTCCTTGATCTCGTTGCCCAGCTTGGTGCCGTGGTAGAACCGCTGCATCTCCCTCAGTTTCAGGGTCTGCATCTCGATCGGGTTGGCGGTGACCGGTTTCAGCCCGGCGTGTATGGCGTCGGACTGGTATTCAAACCCGCGCCTCTTCATGAAATTGCCCGAGCCGCGCATGGGGGACTTGCCCAGCCCGGCACCGATCGCCGGCCCGACCGCCTGCTGCGGGGTCTGCGCGCCCGCGGGGAGCCCCGCCGCCCACTCTTCGTGGTTGCTGTAGATCCGGCCCATGTAGAATTCGTTGGCGTCGTCCAGCAGGTGGCCGGGCAGGCTTTGGATGCGCGCGGTCCACAGGTCGAGTTGCGCGCGAATGGCGTCGGCCACCGCCTGCAATTGCGGCGAAGCCTGCGGCAAGCCCCGTTCCATGCGGTCGGTGATGTTCAACTGCGCCGCCTCGGGGAGCCGGCCGATGACGTGACGGAACCGCTCCAGCGCGTGGGTGGTGCGCGCCGCGGACTGCGCCTGGAGTGCCGCCCGCCCCCGCACCACGCGCTCCATGTCCTTCGCCGCCCCGCGCGAGGTGGGCGAGAACAGCCACTGGATATCATCGACCGCATCCTTGGCGGTCTCCATCGGCCCGCGGTTGTGCCCCATCCCAGGGCGCCGCCGCATGGCGTATTGCTCGCCGGCCTGGTCACCCAGCACGTCGCCCACGCTGCGCGGCGTGCCCTCGGGCGGGAACTCTTCGTCAATCCGCTGCTCGATCGGCGCCCGCTGCCCGCTAGGCGGCGCCTGCTGCCCGCTGGGAATTGCCTGCTGCCCGCTAGGGGCCCCGGCCGGTGGATTAGCCGTTTTCAGCGCAAGATTAGCGTCGGGATTAGCCGCTGCATCCATCGCTTCGCGCGAGCCGGGCAACGCCTGCTCCCCGCGCATCAGCCCGCGCATCACGTCCTCGGCGGTCAGATACCCCTCGCCATGCAGCACCTGGCCGATGCCATGGGCGAAATTCTGCATCCGCTCGAACGCGCCGCCGATCAGCGTGCGCGGCTGCATTCCGCGTTGCAGAGCCTCTTCGGCCAGGCGGGCGATGGCTTCGTCCACCATCTTTGCACTGTCGTAACCAATATCTGCCAGCCTTTGGCGGCGGCTGACGCCTTTCTGGCCGTCATAGAGCCAACGTTTTCCGCCCGCGATCAGCGCCTTGCGCTGGCCATCGGTCAGCAGCCCCAGCTTCGGGTCCATCAGCGCGTGAACCGCTTCGTGCCAGATCTTGACCGGGGCCTCGCTGGCATCGGTGTCCAGGGCATAGGTGATCAGCGCACGATCGGACTGATACATCGCGTCAGCGCCGGCGGTGCCCTTGACGGGAATGCTGTTCACCAGCGCCAGCCCGACCTTCTCGGGTAGCCCCATGAACCGCATCATGCCGGTTGCGGCCTGGATCAACCGCGCGCGGGCGGCCTGCGTGTCGGGTGCGGAAGGCGGGACGGGTGCGGTCGGCTTTGCGTTGGACTTGCCCTTGCGGCGCTTGGAGAACTGACTGTCGTCGTCAGCCACGTGTCGCCCGCCGGTCAGCGACATGGTGCCGTTCTGCAAGTCGGTGTCGTACGCGGTTGTCAGTGCGGCAGGCTCGGGTTCCACCGCGGCTGGCGCCCTGGATGCTTCCAGCGCGGCCCGGTTCGCCTCACGGGCGATATGGTCGTCCCGCGCGTTCTCCGCCGCCTCCCACTCCTTGTGGTCGATCTCCCGCGGGCGGCCGTACTGCGAATTAAACGGCGGTTGGTTCAAGCCCTTTTTGATGACGCCAAAATACGGGTCACCGAACTGGTCTGGGCCAACCGTCAGGGCGATGTCGCCCTCGCTCCAGATCGGGGTGACGCCGTGCGTCTGCCCCGCCGTCTTGGCCCAGCCTGGCATCTCCTTGGGCTTCGGCGGCGGCGGCAGGGGGTGCTGCTCGAACAGCGGCTGGCCGTTCTCATCCTTGGCCTGCATGTAGGGCACGTCGCCCTCATCGGTCGTCAGCGAATAGTCATCGCCCATGCGGTGCCCGCGCACGATGCGCTTCTCGCCGTTGACGTAGATATCGCTGTCCAGCGGTGCACCGAAACGTAGCCATGCCGGCGGCGGGATCGGATTGGCTTGCAGATCGTCTTCCAGCTTCGCCAGTTGCAGGCGCTTCTTCAGCAGCGCATCGCGCTGCGGGAAATCCTGCTTCGCCTGGGACTCCAGCGCGCCCATCGACTTGGCCGCTTCGCCATGCCGGTACATCGCCGCGTCCGCCGCGCCGGCCATGCCGTTCAGCCGGTTGGTGATGCGCGCGATGCTGGGGGACTGGATCTCGCCGACCTCCGTCCCGGCCGCATCGTCAATGTAATAAAGGGGCGCCGTTCGCTTCTGGTTGGTCCAGTCAGCGACCACCGTGAAGCCGTTGATCACCGCCAGGGTCTGCTGATCGCCTGGCACCAACGCCTTCACCTGGGCGTCGATGGCGTCCTGGATCTCTGCGGCGCTATAGAACGCGGTCCTGCCGTGCTCCGGGTCGATGCTCGATACCCCGCCGGCAATGCCCGACAGGCCCGCCTTTCGCGCCGCGTCCCGGGCGGCGTTTCTCGCCGCCCACGCTGCCCCCGAAAGCCGCCCTTTGGGTCCCCACGCTGCCCCCGAAAGCCGCCCTTTGGGTTCGGTGTCCACCCAGGCGTCGTAAAGCAGGTGCGTCTTCCGCAACGCCGTCTGCACCGCGCCCGCTCGAACGCGCGCTTCCTCCCAGGTCTTCGCCCACCCGGCGTATCGCTGCGCCTCGGCTAGATGCTGCTGCTGCGCGCTCTTGAGCCGGTGCAGGCTTTGGATCGCATCGGCCTGCCCGACAGTGTGCAATCGCTCGCGCCGGGCCAGCTTGTCCACCTGCGCCCGATACTGCGCCCGCTGCATGATGCGCGGGTCGCCGGCGGCGGCGGACAGGGACGCCAAGACATCCTCTTTGTCGCTGATCTCGGTGGCATCGCCTTCGATCGAGCCGATGAATTCGCCCGACGTGTCGTTGAAAGCGCTGATGAACTTCTTGATGAAGTTGTCCTTGGCCCGCAGAACCTGCCACCGCTTACCGTCCAGACCCTCGGTGATGTAGCGGTATTCCTCGACGGTGTTCCACGTGTTGCCCTGCCGGTTGCCGCGCCCGTCGCGCTGTTCCAGGTCGCCCGGCATCCAAGGCGCATCCATGTGGTGCATCGCACGCAGCAGCGGTTGCATGTTGACGCCCGTGCCCATCGTTTCGGTCTGCCCGATCGCGACACGCTTGGTCCCGACACTCATCTGCTGGGCGAGAGACTCTTTCTGCTCGCCGGTCAGGCCGCCGCCGAACAAAGCGATCTCGCCGCGGGGGATGCCGCCCTTCACCAGCTTGGCGATCAGGTCGTTGACCAGCACGAAGCGGTTTTCTCGGCCTTCCGACGACTTCGCCGGGTTGTAGCCGGTGTCGATGAAGATCGCCTGCGCGGCCTTGGGCTCCTGGTAGATGCGCAGCACGTTGCGCACGACGCGGTTGGTCTTGCTTTCCGGATCTTCCGGCAGGTCGGGGTCGTACATCCGCTGGTCGAGGCTCGCCCGCGGCGGATCGGCCTCGGTGATCAGCGGCAGGCGTGGATCGGGCGGCTTGAAAGCTGTCCGCTTGCCGGTTACGGGGTCGGGGGGGCCAAGATGGGCGAACGTCAGTTCCCGCTTCTCTTTGCCCGACAGCGCCCGGTAGGACTGCACCCGCTCGCGCACGTCATCGAGGATCGCCCGCTGGTGTTCGGACATCTGCCCGACATCGTTGATGATCCGCAGGTATGGGCGGCCTTCCGGCTTTTCCGTCCGCCCGTTGGTCAGAAACTCACGGTCGGCCGGCGAGAGGTCGGGCGAGTGCAGCGTCTTGCCGTCCGCCGTGGCGCGCGGCTTGAACTCGGGCATGTCCTTGGCCTGCACGACATCGGTGAACTCCGACATCAGCGCGACCAGTTCATCGACGTTGGAAAACTGCGCCAGCCGCTTGACCGGTTCGTACGTGCCCGCCGCGGTCAGTTCGACATCGTTCTCGGCGTCGGCAAAGGTGTTGAACCAGGTGTCCCACTCCCCGGCCCCGGCCGCCTCCATTCGGTCCTGCATGAAGTAGCGGGACTGATTGAAGACTTCGTTCAGCGTGTTGGTGATCGGTGTGCCGCTGAACAGGTAGACGCCGCGCCCGTTGTTCTGCTGTTTGATGTAGCCGGTCAGGAAGTCGAGCGCGATCGAGCGGTTAGACGCCGTGGTGTTGAGACCCTTCACCCGCATCTGCGTGCTTATGACCGGCTTTTTGAACAGGTGGGCCTCGTCCACCATGATCGCATCGACGCCAAGCTGCTCGAACGTGACCGCGCCAGGCGCCGACGCCCGTAGCGCCATCTTGTCGATCTTGGCCTTCAGGCGCTTGCGCGCGGTGACCAGATCCTTGGCTGTCGGCGGCAGGCGGAGTTTGGCCAAATCCTCCGGCTTGCCGTCCATCATTTCCGGGGTCAGGACAACCCCGGCTTCCATCGCCGCGTCGATCGCCTCGCTTTCCAGGGCCGCGATCTGTTCGGCCGCCAGGGCGTCGAGCGTCGCACGGGTCAGCGCCAGCTTGTCCATGACGCTGTGCGGCATGACCACAAGATCCCAGTCTTCATTGGCAATCCGGTGCAGTGTTGTCTTGATCATCGCCGGGGCCAGGTTATCGACGTAGTGGATGCGCGCCCCGGGATACATCTGCTGGATTTCGCGCGAGACCGCCGCGGAGTTGGCGTTGTGCGCGAACAGCATCGGCTTGCGGAACACGCCGTAGCGCCGGCCCTCGATCGCGATCCCGCCCATCGTGTACGTCTTGCCGGTCCCGACCTCATGCGCGAAGAACCCGCGCCCAGTGACCACCCCCCGCCAGATGCCGTTGACCTGATGCTGGCGCAGCGAGAACGGATCGTTCCCGCGTTTGAGCGCCATGCCTGACATATCCATGAACGAGCCATCGAAGCGGGCTGGCGCGATGGCGCGCATCGTCTCGTTGTAGGCGGCTTCAAGTTGCACCTTGCGCAGCGGGTCTTGCCACGCCCATTCGCTGAACTTCTCCCGCAGCCCGGCAACCTTGGCGTTGGCCGCTTCGCTGGCCTTTTCGTTGAAGTAAGGGCCGCCATCGCGATCCGCCGGGTCCATGATCCGGATCACGGTGTTGCCCATCGCGGCTTTGAGAAGATCCTCAAAGTCCACCCTCGGATGCCCCCACACCTGGCGGGCTTCCGTCCTCCCTTGCACCCCGGCGTCGAGCCGCACCTTCCAGCGGGCGGCGACGAAATTGATCGCCACACCAGTCTTTGCCTCATCCGGCGTCAGATTGAGGATGTCCTTAACAAACTGCCGGTAGGTTTCGTCGCCCACCCAGGCCGCGCCGAGATTGGCCTGGATCATGTAGTACGGCTTGGTCTTGGGGATGACCTCGGTCAGCGCGTCGATCGAGTGCTGGATCGCCGTCTCGCCGTTCGCCAGCGCCTGCTGGGCCTCCGCCAGCTTGCGCCGGACGTTGCCCGACAAGTAGCTGTCCGCCGGCTCAAACCCGCCCCCTGGCGTGCGGAAGACCGCGCCGCTGTCCACCAGGTGCTGTTCCACCGCCGCCTGTGGCTGCTTCGCCAGTTCGGCCACCCGCGCGATGTCGAAGTTGGCTTGCTCGTTGCGCGCCAGCACGTAGGCGTCCCCGATGGAAGGGTTCTCCATGCTCCGCCGCGAACGCACCGTGGGCTCACTCAGGATCTGCGATGGCGTGCCGTCCGCGCGCTCCAGTGCCGCCACCATCGGCCAGCCGGGATCATCGACGCGACGCAGGACGGTCAGCCCATCGGACTTGGCGATCGTGCCATGCTTGGCCAGGAAGGCGGCATACTGGCCCGCCAGTGCCGTCCGCAGCGCCTCGGTTTCCGGCTTGCCGTCCCGCTCGGCGTCGATCAGCGCGCCGTATCCCAGGCGCATCCCGACCAGCCCGCGCACCTGTTCGTCGCGCGCCTTCACGGCGGCAGCGGTGCCCTTGCGCAGCGTCGAATGAGATACTTCCAGCGGCTGCAACTGGTCGCCCTTGACCTGGTACAGCTTGCCGTTGTCGTGGATGACGACGTTGTTCTGCCGGGCGACGGTGTTGTTGGCGAGAAACCGCTGTTCGTTGCCGCGGATCGTCGGCTGGTAGCCATCCGCCGGCACGCGGTTCGGCAGATCCTGCAAAAGCTGTAGCAGGTTGTCGGGCCGATGCACGATCATCCCCGGCCGCTTCTGCGTCGCGCCGTGGCCGAAGTCGAGTGTGCCCAGCACCGCGCTGGGATTGTCCTGGTAGTGCTGGTTGACGCGGATTTGCCCGCCGCTGGGGGCGTTCATGTCGGTCGAGTTGACCCACGGCTCCAGTGCGGGGTTCGGGCTGGGCTCCGCCCGCTTGCGCAGAACCAGGAGGTCGGTGACGACATCGGTCCCGGCGTATTTCGCGAACGCCCCCGAGGGCAACCGGAACGCCCCCAGCAATTCTCCCTTGCGCGCCAACTCCAAGCGAGTGGCCCGCCCGGCGCTGTCCATCGTACCCTTGGCCGTGATGCCGATCACCAGCCCGCCGGGGCGCACCTGATCGAGCGCCTTCAGGAAGAAATAGTTGTGCAAGGTCGGGCTGAACCGAGCGTATCGCCGATCGACAGGCCCGATCTGATGGAACGGCCAGTTGCCGATCACCAGGTCGTAGAAGTCATCCGGCGTCAGGCTTTCCTCATAGCCTTTGATGTGAATTCCGGCGTCGGGATAGAGCAGCTTCGCCATGGCGCCGGTCGTCGGGTCCATTTCGATGCCGGTCAGCGTGCTGGCGGCCATGATATCGCGGGGCATCAGGCCGAAGAAATTTCCGACACCCATGGATGGTTCGAGGATGCGGCCACCTTTGAACCCCATCTTCGCCGCCATGTCCCACATGGCTTTGACGGTGATCGGGTCGGTGTAGTGGGCGTTGGCGATGCTGTCCTGCGCTGCGTTCCAGGCTTCCCGCCCCAGGCGGTCGCGCAGCCATTGCGCCTCGACATCCCAGCCCGGCCGCGGGCGGGGTCTTTCAAAGGTGCCTTGGAACAGATCCTGGCCGAACGATCCCCAGCCGATATAGCCGGCCATGGTTTTCAGTTCGTCGGGGGAAGGGTCGCGCTGTTCGTCCTCGATCGCGGCCAGGGCATCGAGGGCGGCGCGGTTGCGGGCGAAGCGGACCTTGGGTGTCCCCCCGATCAGCGCCTCGGGGTCATCGATGTGGAAGTTCGCCCGCGCCGGCGTCGGGATCAGTTCGTGGTCTGCTCCGCTTCCGGCCCCATCAGTAACCAGTCCTTGGTCGCCTGTTCCTCCGCGTCCGTCACCGGCATTCCCGCCGCCAGGTACTGCTTTATCGTCGCCCAGCAGTTCATTTCCAGGACGAACGCCATCTTCTCCAGTATCCCCGCTGCTTGCAGGCGGCGATACATCTGTGGGCGGTGAACCTTCCAGTGATTGATCAGGTTGGTTTCCCGGGGGCTTCCCGGCCACTGGTTCTCCCGGGCCAGGCGCGCCACCTCCCGGTTGCACCAGCGCACCGTCTCCGGGTCCACCTGACTGCGATCCATCGGTCCCTTCCCGCGCCCATCGCGCGACTTCAGCATCTACCTCGGCGTGTGGCGTCAGGTCTGACGTGTCAAGACCGGGATAGTAGCGGGCATTCTCATACCACCCTCTGAGGTAAGGTCGAAACTCTTCGCCAACGTCCGCGACAATTTGACGTGCATAATCCGCAAAATTGCGCACGCCTCGTTCGAGGTAATAGACCGCCAACTCGGCGCCGCCCTGCATCGTCTCGGCGTCCATCCCGCGCACGGCGAGTTGGGTGCCCGGCGTGGCAGGGTCGATGCCGGCCTTCATCGCCGCGGCCTTGGCGCGCAGCATGGCGCGGATCTGATCGGCCCGGCTCTCAGTGACCAAGGGGTTGTCTGGCGCGGTCAACGTGGGGGCCGGCGGCTGGGGCGCGGCAGCGGGTGGCGCGGCGGGCGGCTTCGGTGTGGACGCTGGCGGCGGGGGGGGCGTCGTCGGCCCGGGCGCAACCGAAGGGGGATTAGCTGTTTCCAGCGCAAGATTAGCTGGCGGTGTAGCCGGTGGCGGCTGGGGCGCGGGGGCTGCGGCCGGCTGCTGCCGGTAATCAACCACCTGGGGAACGTGAAACACGTTGCGTAGGTTTTTGATCCCGCCGCCGGTCGCCGGATCGAAATCGCCGTTAATGGCGTCGTTCCAGTGAACCACGATGCCGTCATGGCCTTGCGACTGGACAAGCGCCTTCAGCCGGTCGGTCATTTGCTGGACGACGGGTTCCGGCATCCCGAACGGGTTGGGATACTCCCACCCTGCCGCCTTGGTCAGCGCGCGCCATTGCTCATCCGACTGGATGATCAGGGGATTTTTGAGGGTTAGCTGGCCCGGCTCGACGTTCGGGCCAAACTCTGCGGCGTGCTCCGGGGTAAAGGCCGAATACCGGCCGCCGCCAAGGATAGGGAGTGCGACACCGTTGTAGGCGCTGGCGTTGTCCACCCGGCCAGTCGCCCGGAAGGTGTTGGTTGGAATGTCAGGGTGCGCGGCCTGCCAGGGGACACTCGGAGGCGGGGCAACTGGCGGGGGAGGTGGTGGTGCGGCGGGCGGCGCAACCGTTGGGGGCTTCGGTGCCGGGCCGCCGGGCACAATCGGGGGTGCGCCTGGCGGGGGAGGTGCTGCCCCCGCGGCGGGAGGATTAGCCGTTTTTGGCGCAGGATTAGCCGGCGGTGTAGCCGATGGGGCAGGTGGGGGCACGTTTTTCGGATCACCCCCCGCGGCGATGATCGCCAAGGTTTCCTGTGGGGTCCGCGCCGGCGGATTAGCTGTTTTCGGCGTAGGATTAGCCGGCGGTGTAGCCGGCGGCACGGGGGCGGGCGGCGTCGGCGGCGCGGCGCCCGGCGGAGTCTCGGGCGGAGTTTGCGGTTGCGTCGGGGCGAGCAACCGCTGGCCGCCTGGCTGCTGCGCTGCTGCCGCGGCTTCCTGTTGCGCCTGGTAGCCGCGGCGAAGGGCGGGATCAATGATCGGCAGTCGCGCGTCGTGCGCAGCCTGCCCGACCGCATGAGCCACCCCGGGCACACCAAACGCCGCCCCCGTGACAGCCCCGGCGATGCCGGCTTCAAGAACGCCCTCGGTCAAAGACTGCTTAGGGTCGTAGGTCCGCCGCGTGACGGCGTTCTCGACCGCCTGGTTCACCGCACTGGCAACGCTGAACTCGCCGCTCTTGGCGCCCATTTCCAAGATGGACTGAAGCACCCCGCTGCTCAATTCAGGGAGCACGGATTTGGCCGCCAGGCCGAGTGGCGTGGCAAAAATCCCCACCGCCGCCAGCGATGAGTAGGCCGCGGCCTGATCCGCCTGTTGTGGCGTGGCCCCCTTGGTTACGGCCTTTTGGCGGGTGTCGTGGAACGTCTGCAAGCCGACCATCGCCAAGCCGGCGGGCGCCCCGCCGACCATGCCGGCCCCGACCATCGGGGCCATCTGGCCGACCATCCGCCCGGCGGTGGTGCCAATTCCCTCCTGGCCCTGGTCGACCGGAAACTCCCGCTGGGTCGCTGCTTCCAGCCCCGCGCCCGCCCGGGTCAGCGCGTTGGGGGTGCTGGCGTTCGCTACGAGCTCCGTCATCCCCGCGCGCATCTTGGCACGATCGTCAGGCCCGGCGCGCATGTAGGCGGTGACCTGGGATCGCTCGGCATCGCCCATGCCTTTGAACATGGCCGGGCCGGCGGTGCCCTTGTCGATCTGATCCATGCCAGTCAGGACGGCCGCTGCCGCATCGGCGTGGGCGCCGCGATAGACTTCCCCCGGCGTGCTGATGATCGAGCCGGTGCCTTGCCCAAGCCCTTGCAGCGCGCTGTTGCGCACGGCGGTATTCCAGCTTTGCCCAGGCACCCGCACCCCGGTCTGGTTAAAGTCGCTGGGGGTCTGCTCGCTGATGTCGCCTGCCGCCTGCTGCGGAGTGGCGGGGAATGCCGCCTTAGCAGGGGGCGGGGCGGCAATCTGGCGGGCAGCAGCGGTCACCGTGCCCGGCTGATCCGGCTGACCCTGGTTCTGCAACCGCCAATCCCAGCCGGCTTGATACGGCTTGCCATCGCCGACATTCCCGCGGGGCAGCGGTTGTTCCGGCGGCAAGGTCTGGCCCTGGTCGATCGGCCGGCCGAGGTCATCGACACCACCAGCCCCCGAGGCATCGTGCGGCGCGGGCGGCTGATAGCCGATCTTCGCCGAGAACGCGGGGAACGGCATGTCGCTGTAGAATTTGGCGTGCATCCCCCGCGCGAGCGCGGCATCCGACATATCGTCGTATTGCGGGTACTTCTGCCGGATCGTGTCCAGGCTGACCGCCGGTGCGGCGTCAGGCGGGTTGGCGTCATCGAGGGGCATGGCGCTTACCGGATACCGAGGGGGTCAGCGGGCGCGTCGGTAGCCGCCGGCGGCAGCGTCCCGCCAGGGTCAGATTCGCCATCGGCTCCGTTCGCCTGCCGTAGCTTGTTGCCGGCAGCGTGCGCCGCCGCGGGCGTCAACTGCGGCTTGCCCATGATATCCTTGTTCAGCCCATAAAACTTGATGTCTTCGTCGGTGGCGCCCTTCGTCTTCAGGTAATCGTGCCACTTCGCGGTCTCATCTGCGGTCATCAGCCGGCCGCTGATCTGGGCGGCTCGATAGTTGTTCAATGCCGCCTGGGCATCGCCTCTCTGATCCACCGATTGCTGTTGGCGCGAGCCCCGGCCGGCGTAGCCCTTTGCCGCCTCGATGGCGTCCGGCAGCGACATCCCCAGCCCCCCCTTTTCGACCGGCGCGGTAAGGGCGGTGATGTTGCTGCGTTCTTCCTCGGCGCCCGTGAGCCCGCGGCCGACTTGGTTCATCGCCTTGATCGTCGCCATCTGGAGGGCGTTGTTGATCCGGTCCTGGGCATCCTGGTGGCGCGTGTCGATGCCGTAATTCCGGCTGTTGACGGTCGCCTCGTGGTACGCCTGCGCCGTCACCAGTTGCGCACGGGTCTCGTCCACCTTAGCCGCCAATGCCTTGGCCGCTTGATCCGCCGACACGTATTGCTTCATGCCTTCCATGGCCCCTGCGCCGATATTGGTCAGGGCGTGCGGGCTGGTGCCTGCCATCATGCCGAACCCAGCCTGCATCACAGACAGCCACGGATTCGCGTGGTCCTCTTTGGCGGCGCGGGTCTGCATCAGAGAGTCGATCCAGTCGTGGTTCGATGGTGTCGTCGTTGGGCTTGGCCTTGCGTTCGCTGGCCGATCCGGTGGGGCGGACGGCGACGGCAGCGGCCCATCGTCATCCGTCGGCGGGGGGGCATGGGCAAACCCACGGTGAACCGGGGCGTGGGAGGGGGCACTTCCCCCCGGGGGCAGCGGCGGGGTCGGCATATCGTCATCAGTGTCGGTCGCGGCGGACGGTGGCGGCGGTGGCGCCCCATCGTTGGCCGGCGGAGGGATAAACCGATCGGGCGAGAACATGGTGGGATCGAAGTCTGGTGCCGGCGCGTCAGTGCCCACGGCCCCGCCATCAGGGAAGCCGCCGCGGGCGAAGCCGTTGACCAAGCCGCCACGCTTGCCCCCGCCGCCGGCGTCGTTGGAGGTGGGAGTCGCCGGCAGGCCGTTGAAGAAACCTTGGTCCACCACGCTGGGCGTCGGCGTGGCGGGCGCCCCTGGGCCGAACTGCGGCGCGGCATGGCTTGCCCCGGCCGCGTTTTGCGCGAGGTAGGCGGTCAGTTGGTCGGAGGCCGAGCCGCTGCCCGATGAGCCGCTGCCCGCCGCCGCCGGGGTGTTGACCATCATGGTCGGCACGCCGCGGCCCTGGGCATCGGGCACCATCGATACTGAGATCGGCGCCGAGCCGCCGGCCGCAAAGCCCTGGGGCAGGATCGGCACCGATCCGCCGCGATTGCTGGACTGGCTATTGCTGGCCGGGGGCTTTCCGAAGCCGCTCATCGCCTTGGCGAAAGCCTGGCCTTCCGCCAGGGGGTCTTCCAGCTTGGCGCCCGTCGGCGGCTTGGGGATCGTGTTGCCATGCCGCGCAGCCGTGGGTGCGGACGGAATGGGGGATAGACCGAGGTTGAGTGTCCCGAAGCCTGTGGGATCGGGGGAGGCTGGCGCATCGCCCACCGCGCCGCCGCCGTCGAACCCCTTCGTCCCCCCGCCGCGGTTGAAATGCACCTGCGAGCCCAGCGCGTTCGCTGCCATGCCGCCGGCCGGCCCGCCCCAGTACGTCGCGGCGATGGCCCCGGCGGTCTTCAGGATCGAGCCGATCGTGCTGTCACCACTGCCGGGGGTGTTGGTGGTCGTGCCGTAGTTTTTCTTCATGTCCGACGTGCCCCCCGCCATGCCGCCGCTGGGGATGATCGAGGCGCCGGCATCCGGCACGCCCCCGCCCCCGCCTGTCACGTCGGTTGCGCCAGGAACGACGCCGTTGATGGTCAGATCCGGCACGCTGCCCCCGGCGTCAAAGCCGCGGACGCCCCCCCCAGACCGGTAGACGGTGGAGAGGCCGGCGGCGGCTTGGGCGGCGCCAGCATCGGCAATTGCCCCAGTCCCGTTATAAATCCCATTGGTGAAACTTGAGGCATTGCTCCCGAGGCCGCTGAACAATCCGGCCTGATTGGCGATCCCTGCCGCGCCCACCGCGGCGGTGCCAAAGCCGGCGACTTGCGACGCCGTGGACGGGCCAGGCGCGGTGGTGCTGCCGGTGCCGCCCGCGCCGCTACCCAGCCCCTGGGCGATGTTGGAGAGCCAACCGGTCTGCTGGTACGGGTAGGCAAGCTGCGCAAGGTATTGCTGATAGGGGATGTTCAACGCCTGCTGGGCCTGCTGCTGCTGCTGCGAACCGGCACTCAGGTCGGCGCTGCCCTCGGCCAGGGTGTTCGATAGCGCCTGGTTGCCCAGCCCCGCCATGCCGCTGCCGGCCTGCGAGTTGAGCCAGCCCTGGGACTGCGCGGCCGACAGGCCCATCTGCCCGAGCCCGGCGAAGCCGGCGCCCGCCTGTTGCTGGATCGCCGCCTGCTGCTGGGCAGCGGTCATCGACTGCGCGCCCAGCCCGGCAATCCCGGATGCACCCTGCAACTGCCGGGCGGCGGTGTTCTGCTGCGCCGACAGGTTGGTTGCCTGCTGGGTGTTGAATTCCTGCTGCGCGTTCTGAAAGCCGGTGTTGTTCAGCCCGGCGATCACTGGCGCCTGGGCCATCTGCTGCTGGCCGGCAAGCTGGGCTTGGGCCACGCCGAGACGATCCCCGCCCAACGCGCCCTTGGAGGCGGCGTTGCCCGATAGCGCAGTCTGCGCCTGGGCGTTTTGGGTGTTGAACTGCGCCTGGGTGGCGTCCACCACCTGCTGCGTGTAGGGCGACTGGAAGCCCTGGATCGCCGCGCCGGAATACTGCGTCGGGTCGATCGCCTGCGAGCCGCCGGCGAACCCCTGCGCCGCCTGCGTCTGGTATGGCGACAGCGCACCCTGAAGGTTCGCCGATGCGGCCTGCGTGTATTGCTGGTTGGCCTGGTCGCTTTGCGGCTGGAACGACGGCGTAAGCGAGTTGGTGGCGTTGGTGAAGTCGGTCGCCGCCGTGTTGATGTACGGCGCGCTGATCCCGTTCGCGGCGGAGGTGGTGTCAAAACCCTGCTGCTGAAGCGGGCTGAAGCCTGCCTGTAGCTGCCCGCTGTATTGCTGGTAGGGCGTAGACGCATCCTGGTTAGCGCGAGCAAGAACTTGGGAATACGCGTCTAGGTATTGCTGAGGTGGGGCATTGCTACTTACGGTTGTCTGGCCGCCGCCGCCGCTCATAACGAAAGCCCAACGTCAAGCGCGGGGTAAACGTAGAAAGCGCCGACCTGATTCATCGACCTCGAATACAGCCGCATCTTGGCGTCGATGCGCTTGGTCCCGGTGACTCCGGACAGCAGATAGACGCGCTCGCCCTGGGACTCACTCAGGCGGTCGGCGAGCCAGCACTCGTACTTGAGCAGATCCGCGCCGGCCCGGGCGTTGCGGGCTTCGGGGGCGACATAAAGGACGATCTCGCGGAGGAACGTGGCCCGCGACCACCACCAGGAATCAGGCGTCAGGATAGCGACCGCGACGGGCTGGCCGGGTTTGCCGTCGATGACCAGCGTGAAGCCGCCGCGCTTGCGGGTGCCGACCTCGATCAGGCTGGTGATGCGCTTGATGTCGGGGGGGGCTATCGCGCTGGCGTTCTCTTCCAGATCCGCCAGGAGCAGATCGAGGATCGCCGGCTCATCGCGCGGCCCCGCCAGCCGCACATTGGTCGGCCGTTCAACCGGCCCGACGATGGGGGCTGGTTCAGCCGGTGGCGGTAACAGGTGAAGGTGGAGCAAGGGCGGCGCCTTTCGGGCTTATCCCTGCTCCCCCCTCCCGGCGACCGACACGGCCCGGATTGAAGAAGGTGCGATCGGGTAAGCAACCGAAAGCGTGGAGCACCCCCACCTGCGGAAGCCGTCGTTGATACAAGAGAACTTTAGGCCGCTGTTCGCTGGTTGTCAGCGTCGGCATGAACACCGGTATAGGCACATCCGAGTTCGACTGCATCGTGTCGTAGAGCCAGCGCACATAGCTGACCATGCGTGAAGCACGATCAGTCTTACGAAAAGCGGGGGCAACGCCGAGCCATTTGACCATGAGATGGCATTCGTCGGTGTAGTCGAATGCGTCCACGGTGGCGCCGACGCTGGCCTCGATCTCACCAGACTCCCCAGTGACGATGCCGGCGATAGCCCGATCGCGGTCAACGCAGCGTGCGACCAGGGTTGTAACCTTGGCGACCGAGACTTGCTGCGCGGCGTCTTCTTCGTAGATCGGGAGGACGAACGCGAGCAACGCATCGGCGTCCCCTCTTGTTGCGATCCTGAGACCATACGGATTTTCAGCCACGGTTGGTTTCTTCCTTCGGATGTTCCAAGGCTTCCACGCGATCGAGCAGTGCGTGTGCGGCGGCAAACAGCAGGATATGCCACCGCCCGTAGTCGCTGGCCCCCAGTTCGGGCAGGCCGAGACGCTGGGCGAGGGCGGCGGCGGACGTTTGCGCCGGCGCGACTTGGGACAACAGGCTCGTTGTGTCGCTGAAAGCGGACTTCTGGTTGAACTCGCTCATGATTTCACTGGCCCCTTGAGTTTCTGCATCTCTCCCACCGTGCGCTTGCGGACGTGCAGCACGAAGGCATCGAGGATCTTGTGACCACGATCGACATCACCGTGCCCCAACGCGCGGACCTGTTCGGGGGTGACCACATACTCGCCGCCGGCGGCTTGGATCGGCACCGTCTGCGGCTTGTCGTCGGCGTCGTTGTCGTTGGTCTCGCCGCCCTTGGCGTGCGGCATCCCGTGGCCGAAGCCGCCGGCCCCCAGGCGTGGCGCCCCCATGCGGTGACCGGTGTGCGTGGCTGTCGGCATCGGAATACCGCCCGGCCCGGTCGAGCCGTTGAAGGTGGTTTCCAGCGCCTTCGCCCCGGCCAGCGAGTTGCCCTCGCCCATGCCCGAGACGACATCCGCCGGCAGCACGTAGCTGTCGGCGTGCGGATGAATATTGAGGTTGTCCGATCGCCCCGGCCCGGCGGTGTGGAGAAAGCCGCCCGGGCTGGGCGGGGTGGCGCCGCTGCTGATCCCGCGTTCGGGCAGGTGCGCGCCGCCCTTGGCTTCCAACGTGCCGCCCAAGGCATATGGCATCGGCCCCGATGACTGATCGGGAGGGGCGGGGGCAGCGGTGGGCGCGGCCGGCTGGGCGACCGGCTGCGGCATGATCCGCTTCTGCTGGAGTACGCGCTGGGCCAGTTGCCCCTGCGCCGTGCCGCGCAGCCGCAAGGCTTGCTCTTGCAGTTGCTCCTGGCTCATGCCCTGGAAGTACCCCATCTGCTGCTGCGCCGCCGGCGCTTGCAGGGCCGTCGATTGCGTCGGCAGCGGGGTCGAGCCGCCGTCGTCACGACGGGCGAAGCCACCGCTGCGCATCCGCCGCTGCTGGGGGACGCCCGCGCCATCGGTCGGGATCGGGCCGGGCAACCAGCTTGGATCGGGGCGCGTGGGGATATCGCTGATCGGCGCGCGGATCGCCGGCGTCGGGGTCAGATTGATGTCGAGATCCCGGCTTTGCCGCCGCCCGTGGCTTAGAACTTCGGCATCGTCCTCGCGGCTGATCTGCGGATTGTTCGGCGAGTATCCCCCCGAGGCCCTGCGGATACTGCCGCCAAAGGCATGTTCTGTCGGCAGCATCAGGTAATTCCCCTTTTCCGACTGATCGAAATACCGCTCCATCCCGGCGACGCCGCGGTTCTGTAGGTTGGTGGTGGATGGGGTGAACCCCCATGGCCTGCCATCCTGCCCCCCCGACCATGTGCCACCGGTGGCGCCGTCGGCCCCCTGGTAGCGTGACTGGTTTGAGAACGTGGGATGGTTTGGCTTCTTGTAGGCATCACCGCTATGGCCGTTGGCCGCGACGGGCTCGCCCGATTGCCAGAACCCCCGCATGTCGTAGTCGTACGTGTCGGCCGCGGGATTGCGCCCGATCTGGGCGGCTTGTTGCTTCCCCCAGGCTTGATACCTGGCTTCATCGTCAGGCGAGAGGACAGTGTTGTACTGGCCGCTCATGTCGGCGGGCTCGCGATCCGCTCCGAAGCCGGGATCAGTCGGCATGGGCTTTGTCTATTTTTGCTTTTTTCAGCGGTTTCGGGGTGCTTTCACCCGTTTTTTGCGCAAATCCAGGCTGTTTTGGGGCTTTGGGTAAACCGCCATTGTTGGCACGATCCCCTATAGGGAGATCCGGCAGCGCCGGCCGCACCTCGATCGCCTGCCAGGACTCGCCCAGCACATCCTGCGTGCGCCGGCATCCCACCAGATCGTCCTTGCGGAAGTTGTGCGTCCGCATCATCGGCTGGCCGATCTGCACGATGACGGTATTGCGGTCGATGACGCGGGTAACCTTGGCGCGCATCTGTTCCGAGGGCAGGGTCACCGTGAGGTCGTCATTTACGCGGGGGGCAAAGATCATGCTGTCACCTGCAAGCCCGACCAGACCGAGTTCCAGACCAGGCCGTTGCCTATAACCATCGTTCCGCTTCCAGCCCCTACACCCTGGCCAGTGTTCCGCCCGTTGGTGGCATAGGCTTGCGCCCCGGCCGGTGCCACGGCAGGCAGGCCGGCCACGGTGTAGGATGTCAGCGGGGGGTTGAGGGTCAGCGCCTTCAGCGTCTGCTGCGTCAGGTAGGACGCCTTGATCAGTTCCTGAAGTGCGGTGACGATCCGGGTGACGCCGCCCTGGTCGAGTGAGCCGCTCATGGCCTGGTGCCTGCTGTTTTGCGGGAATAGCGCAGCGCGCCCATGCGCCAGAAGCCGCCCATCGCGAGCGAGCCGATTTTCAGCGCGATCTGCCGGCCGCGGATGCTGCAATTGATCCGCCGCGAGGTGGTGGTGACCGTGAACGGCCCATAGGTGCGCGGCGGATCGTCGGGGTAATCGACGGCGGTGACGGTGATTTGGATCGCAGCGCCCCGGGCGGTCAGGAAGTCGGGGATCATGGTGTTGACGTAGGTTTCGGCGTTGCCGTCCTGAAGGTCATAGTACCCGGTCTGCGCAAAGGCGTTCATCGCCGCGCCGTCGGCATCATCGCCGACCTCATGGTTGAACAGCACGCCCCGGTCATCGGTGCCGATCGGGTTGCCGTATGGCGACTGATCCACCCAGGCGGTGCGCGCCAGCGTGCCGCAGTCCCATAGGTTCTCCAGGAAATTCCATTTCACGTAGGAGATCGGGCCGCCCCCGACCGTCGGGAAATACCAAGCCACCTCGTTGAACAGCGAGTTCACCGCCGAGCACACCTGATCGGTCTGCTGGGGGTCAAGCTGGGTGTAGAAGAAGTCGTAAACCGGGCATTCGAGCGGCTGCACGCTGGCCCCGTCATAGGTGAAGAAGCCGCGGTTCGACGGCCAGATCACCCGCGAGCCGACCACCGCCGGCGCCTTCTTGGAGATCGCCTCGCAGTTCACCGCGATCTGGTTGAAGCCGAACACGAACGGCAAGCCCTGATAGGTCACGCTCCACAGTCCCACGTCGGTCCAGATCAGCACTCCCAGACCGGCCGCGATGGCGGCAATCACGAAACTGCCGGTCGGTAGCTGGTAGCTGCCGGCCTGGTTGGTGGTGGTGGCTACCCAGCCAGTGAAGTCGCCCTGATCGCACCAGCGGATGAGGGTGGGGAAATAGAACCCTCCGACTTCGCTGCCGCAGGCCATGATGATCTGCACCTGGGCAATCGCCAGGACCACCTTGTTGATGATCGGTGCGGCCGAACCGATGACCACCGCGGGGACCACCGTCGGCGGCGACCAATGGTAGATCTTGCCGAGGTCGGGAGAGGCGACGAGATCCTGGCCGAAGTGATCCAGGCTCCAGGTCCGCGCCGGGGTGACCAGGGCGGTGGTGGTGCCCGCGCTGCTCTTGCCCCAATCGCCGCGCCCCCAATCGCCGGTGCCCCAGCCGCCCAAGGTGACGTTGGTAGCCTGGCCGCTGGGCAACAGGTACTGCACCTGCATCAGCCCGCCGTTCTCGCTGGCCAGGGCGGACGATGTAGCCAGCGAGCCGGCGCCGATGGTGAAGCTGTTGGCGTCGGGCACCGACAGCACGGCGTAGTTGCCGAGGATCACCAGCCCGCCGGCCGGGGTGCTGACGGTGGCGGCATAGGTGCTGCCAACGACCTGGCCGTGGTTTGCCAGGATGACCGTAACCGAGGCGCTGTTGAGGATCGTCTGATAGGCCGGCACGCCGCCACCGGAGGGGGTTGTGGTTAGTGCCGGGGTGGCCGCGGCGATGGTGATACCGCCCGGCGTGCCGGTGATGGTGTAGAAGCCCGAAAGGACGATGCCGCCGGCGGCGACCGGCGTGACCAGGTTGATCGTATCGCCGACTTTGGGCGCGTAGCTGGTATCGATCAGGGTGACGACATTCGATCCCGCGATGGTCGCGAGCGCCGGGGCGATGTTCGAGGTCGCCTGAATCGGGGTGATGTCGGACACGATACCGGCGGTCAGCACGTAGAGCCGCTGTGCGGTACCGACGCCGAGATGCGCCGTGCCCACCAGGTCCGCCCAACCGAACAGGCCGCGGCAGACGCCGATCAGCGCGGGCACCGCGGGCAACCGGCTCCAGCCGCCCAGCTTCTGCAACTGCCCGGCAAAGAACCGGACGAGTTGCGAGGATGAGTAGCCGCCCTCGTTCATGGTCGGCGTGAACTCGGTCGTCACACCCGGGCGGAGCTTGATCTTCTCTAACGGCATCGCTCAGACCGCCGCCGCGGGGGCTTCCAGTGCCGTGATCCGTGCCAGGGCGCCCTGCAAAGCCGCGGTCAGGTATGCAATATCGTGCTCGTAGCGGCGCGCGAGGCGCGCTCCGGCCGGCGCGTAACCATCGGAGACGGCGAACAGCGGGCGGGGATCGGGGATCGCGACGACGGCGGCTTCCCGACCGTTATCGACCTCTTCCTGGGCCACGAACCCGGCATGAAAGCGGCCCTCCATGATGTAGCTGCGCGGCCGGCCGCGATTGATCCAGTCGTAGGCCGTTTCCGTGTCGATATCGGCGATCTCGGTCTTCAGCCGCACGTCCGAGGTGGCATAGAAGCCGGCCCCGGCCACACCAGCCGACGCCTGGAGACTGACGCCGACGCTGTAGCTGACCGCGCCATGTGACCCCGTGCCATCCACCACGCCGCCGGTCGCGCTGAGTGCTTGGCTGCCGTTGAAATTAACCATCCCGCTCCAGTTGGAGGTGCCGCCATTGAGGAAGCCGGGGATGCTGGCGTTGGTGAAGATGCCGCCGATGCCGGTGACATTGCCGCCGGCGGCAATGGCGCCGGTGGCGTTTATGGTGCCGCTGCCGAAGGTGACGCCGCCGACATTGCCGCCGTTGGTGGCGAAGATGCCTGGCGTCGAGACGTTGCCGTTGAACGTGGCGTTGCCGGTGGGATCGAGCAGGAACAACTGCAACGTGCCGGCCTGATTGAACACCCGCCATCCGGCGCTGCCAGACTGGAACAGGTTGGTCCAGTTGTCCGCACCGGTGTAGGCGAACCAGCGATAGGTGCCCCCGGGGTCCTTCATCTGGATGCCGGTCGAATTGTTGAAATAGGCGCTGCCGGTGGTGAACACCATGTCGGCGCCGGTGACGCGCCCGGTGACGTTGATCGCACCGCCGAATCCGGTGCCGACGCCGGTGAAGTCGATATTCACCGCGCCGGTGACGTTGTTGAAAAAGAACGGCCGTAAGCCGTTGTAGATGCCGAGTGGCGCGTTCGCCGCGCTGACCAGCAGGTAGGTGTTGGCGCCGTCGTTGCGCCAGCCCGAGCCATAGACGCCGCCGACATAGCGGGCCTGCATCCCGCCGGCGTCAAAGCCGGTGGAGATCACCCCCGCGGCGTTGGTGGGCGTAGTGGTGAAGGCGACGGTGCCGCTGACGGTCAGGTTGGTCAGGCTGGTGGTGCCGGTGACCGCCAGAGTGCCCCCGACGGCCAGCGGCCCGGCGACGGTCAGACCCTGGGCGAAGCTCGCCGCCCCGGAGGGCAGGATGGCGAACAGCGAGGCGGTGCCGGCCCGGTTCAGCACCTGCCAGCCGAGCACGCCGCCCATGTAGAGGTTGGTGTTGCCGTTCGTGTCGATGCCCAGCAGCGCCCGGGAAACGCCGGCGGTGTCGGTGGCCTGATAGGTCGAGCCGTTGGCGATCAGCACGCCCGCATTGGCGTTCAGCACGCCGATACCGCCGATGATCACCGCGGTCACCGCGGCACCGTCGCAGGTGTAGAGGAACGATGAGCCTGGCGCGACCGTCAGGTTGGTGACCGCGGCGGCGGTGGCCAGGATGACGTTCTGGGAGGACTTGTTGACCACCCAGCCCATGCGCGCGACCGAGGGGATGGTCACCGTGCACGCTGCGGTCGGGGCGCCGATAAACATCAGCAGCGCCGACCGGGCCTGATCCGGCGCGTCGTTGGCAACCGACAGCGTGTAGGTGATCACGCCGGTCAGATCGACGGTGGAGATCCCGGCCGCGACCTGTTCGATCGCCGGGAATGCCGCGTTGACGATAAGGCCCCAGGAGTCTTTCACGGCCGGGTCCGCCGGCGTCATGATCGGCAGGCGAGCGATCGGCGTGTAAGTCGTCATGGGTTACCCTGCGGGTGGTGGCGGTGGTGGCCTCGCCAACGTCGCAGGTGCGTACGGCTGGAAGTCCGGGCCGAGGCCCTTTTTCAGTGCCTCTTCACGCAGCGCGGTTCTCTTCGCGTCGGTGAAGCGACCTTCCCAACTCATCGCGGCTTGCGGGTCCGCCGCCGCGATGCCGAAGTCGCGCTGATAGCCCATCGCTTCAACCATGACAGCGCAGAACAGCAGATCCGGCAAATTGTCCCCGAGCCATGTCTTCGGGTTGGCGGCCGACATCGGGGCCGGGCGCCACTGTCCGGTCACGCGCAAAGGGTAGACCAGATCCGGCACCGGTGCGAGGCGCGCGGTCTGATTGTCCAGCATGTTGTAGTAAGCGAGCCCGATCGATGGAGCCGCAGTGCGGGTCTCGTCGGGCCATACCATGTCCAGCCAGTCGAGTGACACCAGTTGGAACGGTATCCAGCGGTTGCCCACTTTCGCGCTGATGCCTTCGACCACCACGGGGTAGGGATAGGCGACGGGGGTGCCTCCAGCCACCGTCTGGCCGGTCATGCCGGTCAGGTCGAGATTCTTGCTTGCTGCGGTGGTTTGCAGCGACGTGTTCTGCCCCTCCGACGCAGCGAGGTCCAACTCGCGGTAGCACCGGAGTTCGGCATTGATGATGAAGGTCGGAGTCGCCGCGGTAAACGAGGGGTCTGGTTGTTCCTGTTGCGTATAGAAACTCAACTGAGCGATCAGGTCGGGATAGAGCATGGCTCATTCGATCCAGTGCACGATGGCGCGGTGGGGCGCGGTTACGGGGGCGCCAAGCACGACAGGCTGGTAGAAGCCGGCGGGGATCATTGAGGCGTGCTGCGAGATCCTGCGGTTCGGCAGCATCACCGCCTGCTGGTACCATTTATCCAAGGTAATGGTTTCTGGGACGATGGTGCGGAAAGACTGCACCACGCCTGCTTGGATCGCGGTCTGCCGCGACGGCGCGCGCACCGGCTGGGCTGGCGGTTGCGCCCACTTGTCGGCGAGCACGATTTCCGAGGTGAAGACGATCGGCGCCGAGGGGATCGGCAGCAGGTGGGTGCGGGAAGCCGGGCGCGGGGGCTGCACCGGCGGCTGCATCCACCGATCGGCAGTGACCGTTTCGGGGGCGCCAGGCGCCGGGCTGGGCACGGTGCCGCTGGCCAACGCCGCCGCACGGCTGCGCGGCGCGACCGGCAGGCTGGCCGGCTGGTGCCATTTGTCGAGCGTGACGACTTCCGGGGCGGCGGCGGGAGGGGCAGGGGACGGGCTCGCGCCGCTGCTGGCCAACGCTGCGGTACGAGCCGGGGCACGGGATGGTTGGCTGGCCGGTTGGTGCCACTTGTCTTCGAGGACAACTTCGGCGGTTGCATCCCAGGCGGTAAAACCGGTCGGCACCGATTGGGAGAACGCACTGGCGCCGAAGTTGGCGGTGGCCGCGCCGCCGGTCTCATACGCCATAAACATCGCGAAGTAGGGGCCTGCCGGGAGGGCGGTCAGCGCCTGGCCGCCGGTGTTGGTCGATGGATTGGCGGTGGCGCTGTTGT